ATGGATTGGAATCGCGTCGAAGGTAACTGGAAGCAGGCGAAAGGTAAGGTCAAGGAGCAGTGGGGCAAGCTGACCGACGATGACCTTGACGTCATCGATGGTAAGCGCGATCAGCTCGAAGGCAAGATCCAGGAGCGCTACGGCTACGAGAAAGACCGTACCAAGAAGGATATCGATGACTGGTGTCGTCGGCAGACTTGGTAATCGGCATAAACCGGGCAGGGGATTCCGTCGGTTTAGCACCCCGACGCCAGCAGATTAAGATATCGGGCCGGCACGGGAATTATCGGCAGTAGCCACAGAACGGCCTTTGGATAAAAAGAAAGGTCGGCGCGACCGTTCGCGCCGACCTTCTTTGATTGCATCAGCACGGTGCCAGTACATCCGTGGTCACCTGCCAAAAGCTATCTGATGGATTGAATCTATGCGCCTTGTGAATTTATGCAAGGAGTAGGGGGTGCCGATTTAGGGCTAGTGAAGGAGGCGCTATAGGCCACAGGCCGCGAAGGCGTTCAAAAAATGGGAAGGGAAAGTGGGGAAACAGGTGCCTATTTTTCGATTTCTCGACAAAAACAAGCAGTTATTTCGAAAAATGGCTCCCCGGGCCGGATTTGGCTCCACTTTATGCAAGTGGGGAGTTTACTTGTTTTTCAGGCGATATAGCCGGTTTTATCTGGTGATGGCTCCGGCGATGTAGTCCAAAAAGTATTCCGAAAAGTAGGCCAATTTTTAAAGGCTGGCTTCCAGTAGCTTTTTCACCCGGTCGACTTGGCTGCCGCCCTTTGTTTCCTGTCTCTGCTTTGCCGCCAGGTACTCGCGCTCGCAGCGATCGAGGATCGGCTGCGCGATCGGTCCCTTGCGGTCGACGAGTTTTGCGGCGAACAGCAGCATCTCGCCAAGCCGCTCCAGCGTGATCTCTTTTGCAGGTGTTTTCGATCGGCTCATCCGTTGCGCCTCCATCGCTCGAAGGCGGCGCGGAATTCCTTCCAGCGGCCGGCGGCGGCTTCGTCGGTGTCAAGATCGTTCAGAGACTCGATGCGCAGGATGAAATGCATCTTCGTCTTGATGCGCTCAAAGTCGGTGGCGTCGCGCAGGCCGTGGCGCTCGATCAGGAACTGGCGAAAGGCCTGGTCGTTGCGGCACTTCATTGCGCATTCGGCGGCATAGCGCTTCGGCTTCGGCTGTTTGTCGAGGAGCTGGCGGTAAGCGCGGCTGCAGCGCTCGATCATGTCGAGCAGGAACTGCTGGCGCTCCCCGGCGCGGATCAGGAAATCCTGTAAGGCGAAGGGGGCGTCGGCCGCGATCGCGGCGATCGCGCGCGCACCGCCGTCGACCGGATCGCGCACGACCAGGGAGAGGCTTGCGCCGTCGGCCTCGATCGCCCAGTCGGCGCCGACCGTGGCGAGGTCCTGCCGGATCTGCTCGAGCTTGCGCTTTTCAGCCTCGGTCGCCATCAGGAGCGTGGCTCCTCTCTGCGTGCGGGCTCGCACGGCGCGTGTTTACCGCCGCCGAAGACATATTCGCGCCAAGGCGTCCAGCACCAGTTTCCGTCCCGATTTCGGAGGAACCCCCACTTACGGCCGCCCTTGCCGCGCCAGACAAGTGTAATGACACGGCGTGTGCTCACTTCCGGTACTAAGGTAAATTCACCTGACGGCGAGCTGGAACCCGTATAGGTGCCGCTGTTTGCGGCACGGCCTAAGACGCGGTGGCAATAATCGGCTGGCCGGTAATGTAGCCAGAACGCGCCGACGAGCTGGCGGCGCATGCGGTAGCGTTGCGGGGAAAACATCGTTCTGTATTGGCTATCAACGTGCTGGGGCAGTTTTTCCGCCACCTCTTCCACATATGAGGTGAGCGGAAAAGTCCAGAAATCCCAAGGGTGGTCGTGCGGATCGGGATCGTTATCGCCGCGATGGAAGATGTGCAGCCGGAGGCGGCCAATCCAGCCCCGCGTGAGATAGGGCGTGGCATGTTCGCCATCGACACCGTATATCGTCTGCCAGCCGATAAAGGGTTCAGAGGTCATCGGTGCTATCCTCCTCTGAAGGTTTAAGCGCAATGTAACGGCCGATCGGATTACGAGGGCCGGCGTGCCGCTCATTGGCGAACGTCCTCGGCTGGAACTTAAAATCCACCAGCACGCCGGACTTCTCGGAAAGCCACTTCGAAAGGGCAACAGTGAGGACTAGCCATTTCGGGTCGAGCTCCCAGCCAGCGCTATGGAGCGGCGCGTTCGGAAACTCGCGTTGGAAGGCTTCGTCGTCGAGGATCATTGCCAGATCGACGTCGCGCCAGTCTGGCCGCTCCAGCGAGCTGCCGACGTGATAGATCGAAGCACGGTAGGCTTTGACCAGGACGTGACAGGCCATCTGCAGTTCGAAGATTGCAGGGACGCCGACATAGGAAGCCTTTTTGCGCTTTTCGGCCCGCGCAGCTCGAAGCTGCTTGATCTCGTCGGCCGCCTTTACACAGGCCTCGCTGTCGAGATGATCCCACTGATGGCCCTCGGAGTAATTCTCGGCCATGGCGCGGAGGGTGAATTCCTGAGTTTCAGCCATGGACGCGGCCCTCCGATGCGGTGGCGGCAGCCTTCGCCAGCTGGATAGAAAGCCAGCGGATTCGCTCTTTGGCGGCCGTCTGATACGCGATGAGGCTAAGTTCATTGCGGTCGCAGAGAAATTGCGCGTTTGCTAGAGCGAAGTCGCTCAGTGCGCCCATAGCGAGATCTGAGCGGGTATACTGTTCATAGTCGCTGTAGAAACGATTCCACGCGGCGTCATCGTCACAATGACCAACGGGCCTCTGAGGCGCTTGGGCGTCGGCCATGGTTCGGTCCGAAAGTTGCTGCTTAGCCAATGCAAGGCGACGGTAGGACATGATGACCTTCTCGTAAGAGGCGATCCATGCTTCAGGGTCTGTCGTGGCGGCCGCCTGCATTTCCTTGAGCGCCAACTCGGCAAGGTGGCGAATTTCCGCCGGAGAAGGGAATTCTGTCGTCATCACGCAATCTCCATCGCTCTCTGGAACATGATCGGCTGCTGGTCGCGCGGGATGCGGTGCTGACCGCGCGCCATCGGGTGTTTGGGGAAGCCGTCCTTCGTCAGGCCGAGGCAGATGAGGTCGACGAGCTGCTGGCGGGCGCGGTGCTTGAACCACGTGTCGCGGCCGAGGTAATCGCCGCCATTGCCCCATGCGGCGAGCACGGGCGTGTTCTGGTGGCGGGCGATGATGAAGGCGCGGTCGATGAAGTCATCGCAGCGCGGGCCGATCGAGTCCTTGGCCTTCATCATTTCCTTCGGCGATGGCGAGCGCCAGGCGTGAAGGTTGACGATCAGGATGCCGCCATAGCCCCAGAGCTTGGCAAACCAGAGCAACTCGCGGACGGTCGGGTCGTTCTTTTCGTGATCCGCGTCAGACGGGTTGAGCATGCAGACGACGAGGATAGGCTTGCCCGCATCCCAAACGCGGCGCAGCTCGTCGCGGTAGAAGGTGCAATCTGAGATGGCCGCGGTCATCTGCATCGGGGATTTGAAGAGGTCGAGGTTCAATGGCGTCGCCCCGCATGCGTCGTCGGTACCTGGGCATCGCCGTCCTCGGAAATTTCCCGGGCAATCTCGAATGCCTGGGGCAAGTATATGGCGATCATCCTTTGCAGCCCCAGATGATCTGCGGTCTGGGAGCCGAGAACGCCTGCGACAGTCACGCAGATGGAGGTGAACAGGGATTCAAACTGCTTTTCGCTCGACAGCGAGGTGAAGGCGGGATGGTTGTTCATGTGATCGATGACAACGGTCACCAGCGCCAGGCGCAGGTCCTCGGTCGACGCGTCGAAAGGATCGTTCGGATCGAAGGGCTTGTCTCGCTCGCTCACAGCAGTGATCCCCTGTTTCTGGATTGGCGGCAGGACGGGCAGAAGTGCTGCCAGGTGCCGGCGTGGCGCTCGATCAGCCAGCGGGCGATCTTGGCGACGCGGACGGCGGTTTCGCGGGCGGCGCGCGGATCGGCGTTCATCACCGAGTCTAGGGAATCGGGGCAGCTGTCGCAGGAGATTTTCGCCGTGCCGGCGACTTCGTCGCATTTCAGCATTGGCCGCTCCAGTTCCAGATTCCCTGGGCGCCACGGGCGGGCTCGGGCGGCTCCAGGAGGGCGATGTCAAGCATCGGCCAGCCCCAGTTGAAGGTGCCTTCTCGATCGCTGTCATTGCCGGCGTTCTCGCCGAATTCCCTGGCGCACTCGTCGCCGCTCTTCGGCTCGCCGACGGTCGCGGCGCAGAGAATATGCGAGAGCGGCAAAAAGGACGCGACGGCGCTCTTGTGCTGCTGCAGTATCCTGTCGAGGAGCGGAATGGCGAGGTCGGGCCTGAGGCATGCCGTCGGATAGCGGCCGGGGTTGGCGAGGTTGATGCGCAGCGCCAGGACCTCGGAACGCTTCATCGGCCGGGCGCCGGCGTGGATGGCGAGGCGCTGGCCTATCAGGGATGCCGGCGGCCGCCAGCCGCGAAACTCATACGGCTTCGCGCCGATTGCGATCAGGCTCGCCCATGGCTGCCAGACAGTAAGGGCTTTCATCATCGCGACACGATCTCCTGCAGCGGGGCGTTGGCGACCTCGAGGAGGACATCGGCGTGGCATGGCTCGCCCGGCCTGCACCAGCAGGCAAGGTTATGGCCGCGCAGCGCCTTGGCGATATCGACGGGCGTCGGGACAGGGTCGATCAGGCGGTGATTGTGCGGCCCGGGGTTCAAGATGTCGGCCCGATGGCAGGCGACGGCATATTCAATCGCCTCCTGCTTCGACGAGCAGCTCTTGACGATGGTGCCGCGAACGAAGACATCCCATACGGTCGGCTTCTCGTATGGATCCTTGCTGAAGGCGTAATGGTTGCCGAATGGCGAGGTGCGATCGACCTTCACGGCTTCGAGGCCGTTGGCTGCCCTCGAGGCGGCTTGCAGGTTAAAGCCCTTCTTGCGCGATAGCTGGATACGGACGGGTTGGGTCATTGGATCACCCCAGCCTGTGTCAGCCTGCCGTTGCCGTCGACGATGCTGAAGGTGAAGGCATATTCTTCTTCCGACCACCAATAGGCGTCGATATCGTATGAGCCTGGCTCAACCGATGTTCCGAGGTAACCGCAAGCGACCAGGTCGGAAAGGCTCGACTGAAGCGTATCGGTGTCGTGATCGAGACGGAAACAATTTGCCTTGGCGGGGATTTCCCGGTCGGTCTCGAATGTTCCGTCGTCGTGGATGGTCAGGGTGAAGTCGCCATAATTCTCTGTGGCGTTGAATCTCACCGTCTGTCCTTCGACGAGCTTCAGAAAAGGATAATCCTCTTCTTCCTCGACGGGCCTCAGAAACCATCCTGTTTGGTCTTGGCAAACGAAGGCGTTCGGGTCGGTCTGAGGATCCGGCACGTATTCATCCATCCAATCGCAGGGCAGCCATTTCAGTTCCTGCTCGCTCATCGGCCAATCCTCGCTTCGCTGCGCTGCAGGCGCGCCGCAGCGAACATGCTGATCGGCGGCAGGCTGATCGCCATGCGGACGGTGCGTGCGGCCCCGCTCTTGTCCGTAGCGGAGGCGGTCACACCGATGACGATCTTGTCTTCGCGGATTTCAAGATCCGGGATCTCAGGAATGAGGCCGTGGCTTCGGCAGTAGACCCATGCGCAACCGGCCGCCCGGCCGTAATGGCGGTCGATATCGGAATAGCTCATGCCGCTGCGCAGGAATTCCGTGACCTCCTCGAGCGAGAACGGCTTGCGCTGGGACGGCTCCGAAGCCACGACATTGATCAGGCCGAGCTCCGTCAGCTTTTCGCGGAGCGTCGTGCGGTGCACCTGGTAGCGCTTGACGATCTCCGCGCGCGTCACGCCCTCGGCGACCAACCGACGCAGGGTTTCGTCATCGGGAAGCTTTTTCGGTTTCGTCATTCTGCGGCCTCCTTGGTGAAATGGGCGGGAAGGGGCGGGTAGCCATTGTGCTCGACGCCGGCGAGCAGGCGGCCGGCGCGGGATTTGGTGACGCGGAACATGCCGATCGGCTCGCGCATGCCGTCGCAGCTGGGCTTGGCCTGGCGGCCGTCGACGTCGAGCCAGATGGCGTCGTTCGTCGCCATGGCGCTGTCGGTGTGGCCGTTCTCTTCGCTGGCGACGATCCAGTTGCCCCACTGCTTGAAGAGGAAGGGGACGTCGGCGATCGCACATTGATCGCGCAGCGCGTAGGCCCAATGTGGGTGCATGGGACGGGCGCCGGAACCACTCTCGCCGCCGGCGACCATCCAGCCGATGCGGGGGATTTCGTCGCAGTTTGTGATCTGATGGCAGTTGCAGCAGATGACGTCAGCGTCGCCGGTATCGGCTATCGGGCTGACGTGTTGAAGTTCAGACGAGCCGATCCAGCCGCAATGCTCGCATTTCGTCATGAAGTATTCGGGAGCGATGAAGTAATGGCCTTGGGGGCTTAGTGCGCGCCGGCCGGACGGAAGCCAGCGCTTCCAATCGATCCCTCCGAGGGAAGGCTCGTTGGACACCCAAAGCACGGCGGCCGGGATCTCGTGAAGGATGGACAGGCGCTCATCGGCGCGCTTCTGATCCTCGACGGAGACGCCGAGCCAGACGTTCGGGAGCGGCAGGCCCTTCGTGTGGCCACTATGAAAATCTGCGGCCCAGCTCGCGCCTTCTATGCCATCGATCCGGAATGCCTGATCCATCAGACGATCGAGCAGACCTGGTGCCGTCAGATACTCCCGCATCCGCTCCGGCCGTTTGGTCAGCACCTGAAAGATGTGATGGGGCGCCAACGCCATGACGGCGAAGACCTTGTCTATCCACTCGTCCGGCACGCCTTCGGCGAAGAGATCGCCATGGGCGCAGACGAAAATCATGCGCGGGCGCTTCCAGCTGAGTGGCTGGGTCAGCCATTCCTCATTGAAACGCACCTCGCCGGTCCAGACCGGGCCGGCCTTGCTGTCTCGGGTGAGGCCGACGCGGCTCGGGTGATGCCGCAAGCGCGTGCCGGCGAGCTTCATGGCGTAGCAGTTGGTGCAGCCGGGGGAGACGATCGCGCAGCCGGTGATCGGGTTCCAGGTGGCGTCTGTCCATTCGATCTTGGTGCCGTCAGACATTGGCGTCACCCTCGGTCTTGCCGACAGGTGAGTCGAGATCGCCATAGCGGTACGTGTCGATCTTACCATCCGTCGGCTCGCCGGTTTCGAGATCGACCGTCGGCGATCCGTCAAGGCAAGCGGCGTGGCAGATGCCGAGTTCGATATCGGTGGCGCAGATATCTTCAGCGAGGATCGGCTTGGCGCAGATGTCGCAGTGACCGTGGCCGGCATTCTCCTCGAGCATAGCCTGCCAGCGGCGGAAGCCGGCAAGCTTGCGCTCGAAGCGCGCCTGATCGAACTCGTCGCCGATCAGATCGCGCAGCCACTGAGTAGCGGCGAGCTGGTCGGCGATCTCGTCGAACAGCGCCTTGCGGTTCGGCTTGCCGGTGACCGGCTCGCTGGCGTCAAGGCCCTGGATGAGGCAGCGGAAGAGGACGGTGGCGAGCTCGCCGGCTTCCTCGCCGGCCTTGCCGAGCGCCTGGTGAATCAGGATATCGGGCTCTGGTTTCCAGAGGGTGATGTCAGACATGGGTAGGCTCCGCGTCGGCTCGTGCGAGCTTGAGTTTCTGATATCGCTGCGCCGAGATCTCGCGGTGGCGGTCGCCGTAGAGTTCGTTGTAGGCGATGTTGCGAGCCTGTCGGACCTTGTCGGGGACCGGCTCGTTCCGTCTCAGGCATGCATAGTAGAGACCGAGTGCCCGCCTCAGGCCGTAGCGTCGGTCTTTGTCGTCGCAGTCGGACAAGGTGCAGGAAAAGCAGGGGTGGGCGGAGGTGTCAGCCATTCGCCGCCTCCAGGGCCGAGGCTTCGTCCGCCGTAGCAATTTCGAAGCGAGCGTAGGCTTTGCCGTCGGCGTCGATCACCTCCAGCTTGTGAAGCCGAAGGAAACCTCCGAGCGTCCAGTTGCAGGGCTGACCATCTGGTGCCTTGCGCGGGGAACCCGCGCCGGTAAAGCGACCGACACATGAAAAGCCGAGGAACTTCTCGACCTGCTCGAAGTTCTCGCCGGCTCCCGCCTTTATCAGGCTGGCGGCGGACTGGATGGTCGCGCACATCGGGCAACGGAAAGCCAGATGCTGCTTTCCTGATACTCCTTGAGCGCGAAGCTCGCCGTGAAACTCCTCGATCGAGATCTTGCGGATATCGGCCATCAGCCGTTCTCCTTCACGCGTTTGACTTTGCGGATAATGCCTTCGTGCTGGTCGCTCGCAGCTTTGCTTGCTGCGGTGCTGCTGGCGGCCGTCACGTCGAGCTTGGTGCCGTCCTCGAAATGGACGCGGAAGAGGGTGTCAGCCGACATGGCGCACCTCCGGGACGAAACCGGCGTGGACGTTGACCGCCAGCAGGACGAGCTCGGCGATCGCGGCGGCTTCGACATCGGGACGCTCGCGATTCATGTCGGCGACGCAGACCATGTTGCCGTCGGCGTCGATGATGGTGCCGGGCTCGGTCGGATCGTGGCTGAGCGGCAGGCGGATGCCGAGCGCGGCCATGGCGGCTTCGTAGCGGCTGACGGCCGGAGTGGGTTTCAGGGCAAGCATTTCAGCCACGGGCGCCTCCATTGCGTTCCAGCCAGTGGCGGATGGCGCGGCGCAGCGCCGCATCCTCGGCCATGCCGCGCAGGTTCAAAAGATGCATGATGCCGGTCAGCGCCGATTGCAGCGTCTCGCCGGAACAGATGGCGCTGGTCTCATCCAGCGCATGGCCGTCATTGGTGAACTGCAGGCTGCCGCAGGTTTCTGCGAGTGCGGCGGCGAAGGCCTCGCTCGCATAGATCAGCTGGTTGCGGTTGTAGGCCGCGGTGCTCTGCGGCAGGGGGCGCAGCTGCGGCTGCGCGACCGGGCGGCGATCGGGGAAGGCGAGGATATCGGCCATGTCAGGACCTCCGACGGCGCTTGAACGACACGTTCCTGCAGCCGCCGCGGACGAGGACGAGTGCGCATGCGCCGAGGCTGGCGGCGATGAAGACGCCGAAGAAGAGGGTCATCAGCCAGGCGGTGCTCATGCCGGCACCTGCAGGGCAAAGGTGAATGCGAGCGTGAAGCCGAGGGCAAGCAGCATCGCGGCCTCGGCGCGGCGCTGGATCGTCTCCCGCATGCGCATGGTTTCGAGCGCGCGTTCTTCGAGATCGCGGCCGTTGACGTCCGAAATCAGGACCTCGGCGAGGCTGAGGCGGGCCGGTACGTATGGCGTGAAGTGGTTCATCGGATTTCCCCTTGTTCATCCGCTTGGGAAACCACCCCTTTCTCTGGTCGGGGTGGAAACCGAAGCCGGATCGGTCAGGCTGGCATCGTCGCAACGCAGGTGCGGACTGCCGTACCGGAGTCCTTGAAGGAATTTTCGGGGAGGGGCTGAAGCGTCCCTCCGTGTTCCTTGACGAAAATGCGGAAGTTCCGGGCAGCCTCGTTTTCGCGGAACAAAGTCCCGGCGGACATGATCGATACGAGAAGCCCACCGCTCTTGAGAAACTTGTGCGCATGCAGCACGTGGCGAATATCGGCTTGCCCGGCGAAGGGCGGGTTCATGACGACCCGATCAAAGTCGGGGAAGAATGGTGACTTGAGAAAGTCAGCCTGCTGTTTGCCGCCGAGAAAAGCGCAACGCTGCGCGCCGGAGGCGTAGCGTTTCGTGTCGATCTCGAAACCGTGAACCTTGGCGCCGGCGCGCTCCATCTCGATCGCAATGTTGCCAAGACCGAAGCTCGGCTCCAGTGCCGCCATCCCATTCAGGATTTCCGCAATGCCGACGATGTCTTTTGCAAGCGAGGCCGGAGTGTCGAATTGACCGAAGTCCTGCTTCGTGTTCTGCCATTCGCCCGTGAGTAGGATCGGTTCCAGCGCTTCGTTTGCGTCGCCGTCGAAGACATGGGCGCGTACTTTGCGGTTCCACTTGCCGCCGGCAGCTTCCAGGACCTTGTTGACGCCCTGATAGGTTTCACGGTCCAGTTCGCCATTCAAGCGCAGCAATGCGCCGTCGATCGTCGCCGCGGAAAGGACGTTCAAGATGCGTTCCTGTATTCGAGGCATGTTTATCTCCTGCCGATCCGTTTGGGCATCCGCTCCGTTCCTGGTCGGAGCGGGAGCCGAACCGGATCTCAGGCGGCAATCTGCTCGCTGAGGCGGATGCGCTCGGCGACGGCGGCGGCGTTGCGGGCCTGGCTTTCCCGGCTAATGCCGGCGCGCTCCAGGTCGACGTCCGTCATCGGGCCGCGCTCCTGGTAGAGCTTGAACATTGCATCCTGGTCGGCTGCGTCGGGGTCGACGACGGGTGCCGGTACGGGTTTCTTCTTTTCAGTCTTGATCATCGCCATCTCCTTTGAGCCTCCGTTCTCCAGGCGACCCGCCGCCGGCCGCAAGAGTGCGGACCGGCGGCGTTCTGCGCGCCGTCCGGCGTGGGGAGGAGCATCGCCGGACAAGATGGAAATTAAATCTACATTCGAACGCCGTCAAGTGAGAGATAGAAATAAAATCTATATCACTGATTCGACTCGACTCTGGCGGGGTTCTTGGGATTAATAAGAACCAAAGGAGAACGGCATGCAACTTTTGATCAGTGAAGCCTCACGGCAATTTGAATTGCAGATCAGATGCGAGAACTGCATGCGCGAGAGCGCCAGGCTCATTTCAGTGCCGAGGATTGATGGCGCGCCGAGCGATGTCGAGGAGCTGCTGGAGAGTGGTTTTCTGAGAAGCTTGCGGTTCTCGTGCGCAAAATGTGATAGCGCTATAGGCATTCTCGTCGCTGTCTCGCTGTGCAGCGAGGTGCTTGCAGACGTTGCCTAGAATGGGAGGTCGTTTACGACCCTTCTCACCAGGCCGATGATCTCGACCATTGTTCCTGTGTCGGCCGAGTGGTCGCGTGGAACCACGATCGGCCTGTGCTTTAGATTTGTCGAGCGAGGATGATATTCGGTCCTGTCCTGATAAAGCTCGATCTGTTTCACGGACCATTCACGCGTCTGGCCGCCATCGCGGCTTCTTTCGACCACGACGACCATGCCATCCCGCAAAGGTGCCTCGTGAGCGACGTCCTCGTAGGAAACGCAGATGACGCGATCGCCTGGCAGGATCGGGCGCGGGCGCAAATCGTTCATAGAATCGCCGGAGACGTCGAAGGCCATCAGCCGAGCGCTTGGGAAGCGATCATCCGCAGGCAGGGACAGAAGCTCTCTTTCCGATTGGTCCATGTCGTCAACTTCGCGGAATGTGCCCGCTTCGACCTTTCCGACAACGGCGACCGGCAAAAGTCTGCCTTCAATGGGGGCTGCCTCGACGTCGCTGAGTTCCAGACCGTCACGAAGCCAGAGAGCCGATTTGCCGATTGCGGAGGCGAGTTTTTGCATTTCCTCGCCGCGGGGCTGCTCAATCTTGCCGTTCAGATATTTGTTTATATTCGCATAAGGAATACCCGCGCGCCGTGCAAGTTCCGCACCGCTCCATCCAAGCTCGATCCTACGGGAGTCCAGTCGCTTCCACCAAGTCATAAAGCGCATAATAAATCCGGAATTTTTTTCTGGTGTAGATTTCCCATGGCTTGAAGGTAGATTTAAAATCTAGTACAGCTTCGTGCATGGATGCGGAAATCACAGTTACGAAAATCATCAAAGAGGCGGGCGGGGTCGCCGCAATCGAGCGCGCGTGCGTCGACGCCGGCGTGGCGATTACCCGCGACGCTATCTACAAGTGGCGGCACACGGGTATTCCCGATCGCCACTGGCGCGTCCTTATTCCGCTGACTGCTTTTGGTCCTGAGGAGTTCTATCGCGCGAATTGCATCGCGCGGGACATTCCCTATCCGGAAACCTCGGAGGCCGCCGAATGACCCTCTCCCTGGAGCGCGGCATCCCCAATCCATGCCGCGCCACCTCGCGCCGGACGGGCGGACCCCACGCGTCCGGCGCGTTTTTATTAGGCCGGAGCTTTGTCCGCTCTGGCCAGCGCCCGGCGTCTTGCGGGCTGGTGCCGGGCGCGCCCCTGTTTGCGTTTGCTTTGTCATGCGGTCCTCCGTGATCTCTTGATGAGCTGAGTTCTCACATTTCCGCATCGTTCCCGCCACGGGAAAAACCCGCCGGAATTCCCGGCGCGGGAAGGCTTTTGTTTTGTCTGGAGTGACTGACATGGACGCATTTCTCTACCGCGTAAAGGCGGCTCAAAGGGACCTGATCGAGCGCTGCGGCGGCATCATGCGCGTCGTCGAGAAATCCGGCTATTCCAAGAGCGAGGTCGGACGCTGGAACAATGGTTCCGAACCCGACCTGATGCCGGTCGGCGCGATCGCCGTGCTGGAGCGCGATTGCGGCCAGGCGCTGGTGACCGCGGTGCTCGCTGAAACCAACGGCCGGCGACTGACCGATCCGGACGAAGCCCGCAAGGCCGAAATCAGCGTTCTCACCAGCCATGCCGAGCTGATGCGGCATTCCGCCGAAGTGGCAAACGCAATCGCCGTGGCGATCAGCGACGGCCAGGTGACTCCTTCGGAAGCGACGACCATCGACCGGCTGGCGGGTGGACTTGAGCGCGCGGCCTCCGACATGCGCGCAGCACTCGCCGTCATCAAGGCGGCCGGCGGCGTCAAGGCAGGCCTCAAGGTCGTGAGCGGGGAGTGACCATGGTGACCGAACCAGGCCTCAACCGCGACGGACGGCTGCTGCTCTACCGGGCGGCGCAATTCATTGACCGCCATGGCCGCGCCTATCCGCTGTCGCTCGAAAGCGACAAGCGCGGTGCCGAGGTGGCGATCGCTGGCGGCTACGCTGAGCGGCTGGCCGACGACAAGCATTTCGTGACCGTGACCGAGAAGGGGCGCGGCTACATCGACGCGCTGATGAGGGCTGACTGATGAATGCATCTGCTGCTGTTTCCGCCGCCGTCGCGCTGCGCACTATCACGCCGCTCGATTTTCCCGATTTGCCCCGCGCCGCCGTGCCGGACTGGATGCCCGAGGTACGCCTGGTGAAGCCCGCCGAGCTCGTCGTCGACGAAGGCTATCAGCGCGGCCTTTCCGATCGCTCCATCCGCCTCATTCGCAGGATCGTCGCCGAATGGAGTTGGCTCGCCTTCAAGCCGCCGATCGTCGTCGAGGTCGACGCCCGGCTGCATGTGATCGACGGGCAGCATACGGCGATCGGCGCCGTCACCCATGGCGGCATTCCGCTGATACCGGTGCTGGTCGTGCGGGCCGAGGCCGTGGCCGAGCGCGCCTCGGCCTTCGTGCGCCACAATCGCGACCGCATCCAGGTGACGGCGACGCAGCTGCATGCGGCCCTCGTTGCTGCCGGCGATGAAGACGCGCTGACCATGGCGCAGGTCTGCGATCGCGCTGGCGTGACGCTGCTCAAAAACCCGCCGCCTTTCGCAAAGTTCAAGCCGGGCGACAGCATGGCGGTTTCGACGATTGCCTCGGTGATCTCGCGACAGCACGCCAGGGGCGCGCGCGAGATCCTTGAAATCTGCGTCAAGGGCAGGGCGGCGCCGGTTAGCGCCATCCTGATCCGCGCCGTCGAGCATCTGCTGTTTGCCACCGAATACAAGGGGCAGATCGAGCCCGACCGGATCTCGGCGCTGCTGCAGGCAATGCCCGCGCAGCTGGAGACGGAAGCCAAACGCTTCGCGGCCGAGCGCAAGGTGCCGCTCTGGCGGGCAACGGCCTCGGTCATCTTCATGAACCGGAGAAAAGCGCGTGGATGATCTGGTCGATATGCTCCGGACAGAGAACGAGACGCTGCGCGAACGCGTGCGGCAGCTCGAAGCTCTGCTTTTGCCGGAAGATATCGAAATCCCGATGGAGTGGCGGCTGGTCAATGCCGAGCGCCGGATCTTCGCAGCGCTGACCCGGCGTGAGATCGTCACCAAGGACATGCTTTACGAGGCGCTCTATTGTGACCGTCTCGATCTCGACAAGGAAATCGAGATCAATTGCGTCGAAAGTCATGTCAGCAAGCTCAAGCGCAAGGTGAAGCCGTTCGGCGTCGTCATCATCAGCCGCCGCTTCGTCGGCTACAGCCTGCTAAACCGCGAGAAATACGCCCATACCCCCCCCGTTCCCGTAACGAAGGCGGTGGCGCGGCATGGATGATCTCGTCGACCTCCAGCGTGACCGAATCGAATTCCTCGAAGAGCGAATCCGCCAGCTCGAGGAGGCGCTGATGCCGTCGAGCATCGTGGTGCCTGTCGAATATCAGCTGACCTCGAATGAAGCGCGTGTCTTTGCACATCTCGCCAGCCGCGATTTCGGAACGAAGCAATCCATCATGATGGCGCTCTACAGCGACCGGGCGGAAGAGCCCGAAATCAAGATTGTCGACGTGTTCGTGTGCAAGATGCGCCGCAAGCTCAAGCCGTTCGGTGTGCGGATCGAAACGATCTGGGGGCAGGGGTATCGGCTGGCGCGGCCTGGCATGGCGGAGGTGGCGGCGTGAGCGACGATACTCCGATCACCATCTCTGGTCCCGGCGGTCTTTCAGTCGAGACGACGCTTGGCGCCATCAAGGCTGCCGGCGACGCGGCGGCCAAAGGCGCCATTCCATCCCGCGCCGACGCCTCGGACCTTGCCGCGACGATCGAGCGAGCGCGGGCGCTGCTCGACGATGGCGATTATCAGGCGGCGCTTCTGCTTTCCACCGGCGCCTATGAGCAGGCGAAGGCTGCGGCAGGATATGCCGAGAAGGTGAAGGCAAGCCGCCAGCTGATCGACAAGGCGCGACGCATGCAGGCGGACGCTCTGAAGATCGAAAGCGTCTGCTACGTCGCGATGGCGAACGCCGTCGACGAGGCGCAGGCGAAAGGGCAGGTCGCGAAGCCGGGACAGAAGGCAAATGTCCCGGGCTCGGACATTTTCACGCTCGACGACGTCGGCGTCGATCGGCGGCGGCTGCTCGAAGCCCGTAAGCTGCGCGACGCCGAGGTGAAGGATCCTGGCATCGTCGAGCGCGCGATCGAGGCGCGGCTGTCGCAGGGATTGGAGCCGAGCCGCGCCAACCTGCGCGCCGCCGTCGGCACGGCCTCGGCCAGCAAGGAAGATCGCGGCGACAACTTCTACCAGACGCCGGCTTGCGCCACGCGCACGCTGCTCGCTTTCGAAAGCTTCTCGCCGACAATCTGGGAATCTTCCTGCGGCCTCGGCGCGATATCGCGGGTGCTCGAGGAGGCGGGCTATGAGGTCGTCCTCACGGATCTCGTCGATCGGCAGACGGTAACGCAGCACGGCGAGCTGCAGGGAGTCGGCGATTTCCTTGCCAGCCAGCCGGAAGTGCCGGGTGAGGGGCATGACATCTGCACCAATCCGCCCTATGGCGAGGTGCTGAACGATTACGTCGCGCATGCGCTGCGCGTCCACCGGCCGCGCAAGATGGCGCTGCTGCTCAATCTCAACTTCCTCTGCGGCTTCGACGACGAGGCGCGGAACTTCGTCATGGACGAAAACCCGCCGGCGCGTGTCTACGTCTTCAAACGCCGCCTGCCGATGATGCATCGCGAAGGTTACGAGGGGCCGAAGGCGTCCAGTCGCATGAATACGGCCTGGTTCGTCTGGGAGCGGCAGGAAGACGGCAGCTATGGCGACACGACGATCGTCAAGCGCGTCGACTGGAAGGATTTCGAGGATGCGGACGCGCTGGAGCCCGGCGAAGGCGGAAATGCCAGCGGCGTGCGCTTCGAGGAGTTCAAGCGCGAGACGCCGAGGAAGACACTCGACGAACGTGTCGAGGAAGTCTCTTCCAGGGCTCTGCTCTGGTGCGCGGGCAAGGATGATTTTGACGCCGTCGAACTGCGCCGGGCGATCGGCGTGCGCCCGACGACTGCGGAAGGCGCCATTCACTGGATGCTGGAGAAGCGGCTCATAGACCCCGCTGGCGAATGTCGGTTCAAGGTGGCGAGCGACGGCTGGACTGCACTCAAGGCCACGGCGGCTGTCATCAACGATCCCAAGCTGATCAGTCTCATCGAGCAGATCCAGGCGGTGCCCGCATGAGTGATCACCAAACGCCCACACCCGATTTCTCGCCGGCCATGCTGAAGGGCTTTCTGCGCGCCCGCGTGAAGATGGAATTCTACATGAAGGCCTATCCGAATGCGCCGCTGACGGTCGAGGCCGATCGGGGGCATCGCGAGGCAGGTCTGCGCGGCGAGCTGCGCAAGCGCGCAGGCGTCAGCGCCAAGGATTTCAAGCGGGCATGGGACGGGCTCGGCGTCGATCTCAATGCGCGCCTGAAGCTGTGGCGGGCGCTCGGCGTCAGCCCGACCGCGCACGGCGTCCGCCTGGTCGGTACCGACCAGCAGGAGTGGATGGCGCATAGGAGGGCGGACGATGCAGCCTGAGATCGACCGCGCCCGCTTCGCCCGCGACGTCCGCAAGTGGCTTGCCGAGAACAAGCTTTCGACACGCGACGCGCAGCAAGCCCATCCCGGTCTTAACCCGGCGATGATCTCGCGCGCCTGTCGGGAGGACGTGCTTTCGGCGGCGAGCATGCTGGCGCTCTGCGCGGCGATGAAGCGCGACCCGACGACTTATCTCACCTTTCTCGATAAGCGAAATCAAACTGTTACAGCAAATGTTAGCCGTGAAACACGAGGTGCGGCGTGAGCTTTCACGTGGTCTTAGGCAACTGGATTTTGCCGCTGGTGATGACGATGGTCGCCTTCGGCTTCGCCATTCCGATGATGCGGGCGAGCGCCCCGGAATATTCGCGGCTGGTGAACCGGATTTTCAATCTGTTGATCCTTTCGCTGGCGATCATTGCATCGCTGTTCTCCTGGCTCGCCTGGGCGCTGGTGATCCGATGAACGTGCTGCCGATCATCGAAGGGCTGACAGATAGCAACGCACCGTCCGACTGGGCGCTGTGGCTGATGCGCTGCCCGCTCGGCATCATCCATCGCGAGCAGATGACGATCCGCAGGATCTTGCAACAGCGCGGCTTTGCCGCCGGCGTCGCCTATCTCGACGCGCTGCTTGCCTATTCGAACGCAACGAGACTGCCCGACGGGACTTTCCCGGCGACGGTCGTGATGCCCGTGCACATGGCGGCCGGGGCAATGAGGGAAGCGGCGCGGGCCGCAGAGGGGGCGGAATGAATTCCATGGCAATGCCGAAGAGCTTCGGGCTCGACAACCGCATGACGGTCGTCCTGTTCGCCGGCATGGGCGGCGGCTGCGACGGGCTGGAGGATGCCGGGTTTCATGTGCATCTCGCCGTCAATCACGATCCGCTGGCGATCGCCATGCACGAAAAGCGCCACCCGCACACCAAGCACCTGCGCTGCGACGTCTTCGAGGTCGACCCGCGCGCGGCGACACGCGGCCGCGGTGTGCGGATCCTGCACGCGTCGCCGGACTGCACGCACTTCTCGGTCGCCAAGGGTTCCAAGCCGGTCAGCAAGCGACGGCGTTCGCTCGCCTGGGTGATCCCGCGTTGGGCCGGGCAGGTGCGGCCAGAGGTCATCACCATGGAAAACGTGCAGGAGATCAGAACCTGGGGGCCGCTGATCTGCAAGCGCGACAAGAAGACGGGCAGGGCGATGCGCCGCGACGGCTCGGTCGCCGCCAAGGGCGAGCGCATCCCGATCGAGGATCAATGGTTGATCCCGGACCCGCGCCACAAGGGCCGGATCTGGCGCTCCTGGCTGCGGCACATGGAAGGCCTCGGCTACAGCTTCGATCATCGGGTGCTGGTCTGCGCCGATTACGGCATTCCGACCATTCGCAAGCGCTTCTTCGGCGTCGCGCGCGCCGACGGCGGTCCGATCTACTGGCCGGAGCGCACGCATGCGCCGCGCGACAAGGCGAAGGCGATGGGCCTAAAGCCGTGGGTCGGCGCGCATACGATCATCGACTGGTCGCTGCCCGTGAAATCCATCTTCGGCCGCAAGAAGCCGCTCGCCGACGCAACGCTGCGCCGGATCGCCCGCGGCGTGATGCGCTATGTCGTCAATGCCAATAAGCCCTTCATCGTGCCGATCACCCATGCCGGCGGCGACAGGGTGCATGCGGTCGATGAGCCGCTGCGCACGCTGACCACGGCTCATCGCGGTGAGCTTATGGTGGTCTCGCCCGTGGTCGCCGGGGTCGGCGGCCGGATGGGGCAATCGGTTGAGCGCTCTGTGGAAGAGCCGATGCAGACGGTGACAACGAAGCCGGATTCGGTCCTGGTCTCGGCGCATCTTACCAAATTCCGCCCGGGCTCGACCGGCGCCGACGTCGAAGAACCATTGCCGACTTACACGGCGAACAATTTCGAGAAGCGGCCGGGCGGCGCGCCGCCGCTTGGCGTTGCCTCGGTGCATCTGTCGACGATGCGCAATGCGCAGAAGCCATTCGGCGCGGCGGACGAGCCGCTACATACGGTGACGGCCGGCGGGGCGGGGATAACGCTCGTCGCCGCGACCATGGTGCAGACTGGCTACGGTGAGCGTGAGGGGCAGGCGCCGCGGGCGCTGGATATCGAGGAGCCCGTCGGAACGGTGGTGGCTGGCGGCTCAAAGGCTGCGATCGTCGCAACGTTTCTGGCGCAGCACAACAGCGACCCGCGCGCCGACGGTTCCGTCAAGTTCAGGGCTGGGCGTGAGGTTGCTGATCCCCTGGCGACGGTCACGACCGACCACCAGCAGGCGGTCGTCGCTGCATTCATGGCGCAGCACAATACCGGCGTCATCGGCCATTCTGCGGAAGAGCCGCTGTCGACGATGACCACGGGCGGCGATCGCGGTCAGACCCAGCATGGCGTCGTGGCGGCGGCGCTGACCAGGCTGCGGGGCAATGACAAGGATGGGCAGGATATCTGCCATCCCCTGCCGACGCAGACATGCGGCGGTGGTCATGAAATGCTGATCATGCCGTTCCTGCAAGCTTATTACGGCGGCGGTACCGAAGGCGGCCGCGCCGATGAGCCTTTGCGCGCGCTGACTGGCAAGGCGCGCCATGGACTGGTGACGGTCCAGGTCAACGGCCAGACGATGGTCATCACCGATATCTGCATGCGCATGCTCGACCCGCTGGAAGGTGCGGCCGCCCACGGATTCGACCCGAAGAGCTTCGATCACGTGATCGAATTCATCGACGAAAAGGGCCGGCACGTGAAACGCAAGCCAACAAAAACCGAGCTCGGCCACCTCGTCGGCAACAGCGTCCCGAAGAAGATGATCCGCCTGCTGGCCGAGTGCAACGGACGTTACGAATTCGTCGAGGCTGCGGAATGAATACGCCGACGCGACCGGTCCTGCGCTGGCATGGGGGCAAGTGGCTGTTGGCGCCGTGGATCATCGGCCACTTCCCCGCTCATCGTGTTTACGTCGAGCCGTTCGGTGGCGGCGGATCTGTGCTCATGCGGAAACAGCGAGCCTATGCGGAGGTCTGGAACGATCTCGACGGGCACGTGGTCAACCTGTTCCGTGTGTTGCAGGACAATAAGACGGCGACACGACTGATTTACTTATTGGAACTGACGCCGTTCGCTCGGTCCGAATTTGAACTGGCTTGGGACGAAACCGACGATCCTGTCGAGATGGCCCGGCGCCTTGTGATCCGGAGTTTCATGGGCTTCGGCTCGAATGCGCATTCCGATATGGGCAAGGGTCATAAAACGACTGGGTTTCGCGCCAATTCCAGCCGGTCGGGGACGACCCCAGCCCATGACTGGGCGAACTACCCGGAGTGCTTGCGGGCGATCGTCAACCGGCTGCGCGGCGTGACGATCGAGCGTCGGCCGGCGCTTCATGTGATGGCTGCTCACGATGGGCCTGATACCCTTCACTATGTCGATCCTCCCTATCTGCCGGAAACGCGCAGCATGCGGAACCCATACGATCCCAAGCATCAATATCGTCACGAATTGAGCGTCGATGACCACATCGAGTTGCTCGAAGCGCTCGGTAAGCTCTCGGGTATGGTCGTTCTGTCTGGTTATCCGGCGCCGCTGTACGACCAGATGCTGCCGTCTTGGCAGCGGATAGAGCGTCCGGCTTTGGCGGACGGCGCGCGGCCCCGCATTGAAGTGCTCTGGATCAACCCCGCTGCCTCTGACGCGCTTCACGCGAAGGCGCGATTGTACAGTGCCGGTTATGGCACACCGCTCTTTCAAACGGCGGAGGCGGCGGAATGAAAGAACCGCTCACATGGCGCGACGATATCTACCGGCGGCTCGCCAAATCCGGCGCCGTGGACGTCGGCGCGGTCTATCCGCCGAAGGCGGGCGGCAGGCTGTGGCGCTGGCGGGTCTGGCTGACGGCAAGCGGGACGAAAGCAGAAGGCACAAGTGGAACCGAAGCCGAGGCGCAGCGGCGCGTCGAGGAGCGATTCCGGCAATTCCTGGCGGCGGCTTCTCTGTCGCCGTCAGGTCAGAACTGACTGAGATACGAGGGGCAGACAATGAGCAATATTGCGCGCAATGCGGCATGCGTGCGCACCTGGACCGCCGTCCGAAGACTAGGCCGCTTCCAGCCCAATCACCAGGCGCTTGCCCATGGCGGCAAGAGCGCTGACCAGCAGCGGCATCTTCGTGCTGGTATCAGGGTCCAGCAGCCGGCGCACTTCCTTCTCATTCTTTCCCATGCGGCGGGCGAGCTCGGTTCGCGGAATGCCGGCCTCCTGGAAGGTCTCGATGACGGCGATCTTAGCGGCGACCTCGGGGTCGGGCATGATCCTCACGCCGTCGGCTGTGGGTGTCGGCAGGGGCTTGCCGATCTCCAGATAAGTGAGCAAGGCGACGCCGAGCGCATCGGCCGCCATTTCGCGGGCCTGCGCCATATCGTCCCCCTCAGTGATCGCCTCGGGGACATCGGCGAAGGTGACGGTAAAGCCGCCATCGCGTTCCGTGGGCTCGAAGGTCGCCGCATAAGCGTATGTCTTCATGGTCTTCTCTCCTTGGCAGCAGCTGGCCTTTGGGGACATGGGCAAGCGGTATTCACGCGAAAGTCCGGGGCTCAGGTGAGCCCCAGACCTTTTCGTATCTTCGCCGCCGTCTTCGGGTCTATCTCCCGGCTCGGGAGGGTCGTGAAGCGGTCTCCTAACCAGACCGTCGCATGCCCGCCCTTGCCCTTCGATTTGCTGACCCGGAAGGAAAGGCCGCGTTGTTTTGCTTCGTCCCTGAGTTCAGCGATGAAGCGATCCCGCTTGTCCATGTCCATCTCCGTTTCAATGAAAACATATTCGGACATTTTTGTCCGAACGTCAAGCAAATTCGGACATTTTTGTCCGAATGTTGCAGCGATAGGAGGTGGGGCGTGAGCCACGAAGCCACCATGTGGGCGGTTAAGGTGCGCGGCATCAGCTGCACCGAGGCGCGGGTGCTCTGGCACCTGGCTGACTGCCATAATCCGATCTTCGGCTGCTATCCGAAGCAGGACTATCTCGCCAATGCCTGCGAGATCGATGAGCGCTCGGTGCGGCGCTCGCTGACGTCTCTGCGCGATAAGGGGCTGGTCAACTGGATTGAGCAGCGGGAAGGAAAGAACCGCAAGGCGAACCGCTACAGCCTTGGTTTTGAGGCCGGTTTCCGCCGCTTCGAAGGCAGCGATTCCGCTGAAAATGAACCGGACAATTTGTCCGCTTCAAGCGAGGCGTCAACCGGACAGGAAGTCACCCTTCAACCGGACTCAAATGACGCTTTGAACCGGACTCCTGAGTCCTCAATAGAACCTGTAAGGGAACCTGTAATAGAACCCGTAAGAGAGAGAGGGAGCGCGCGCGAGATTTCGGAAGATGATCCGAAAGCGTTGCGAAAGCGGTTCCAGGCTCTCATCGTCGGCCGCCATGACAATCCCTGGCCGGATGTGCTCTCCTCGGCACCGGAATGGGCTTTCCAGCAGTTCGTCAAGCTTTCGCCGGAAGAGCGGCTGCGGGCCGAGGACCGGCGCGACGCCTATCTCGCTGCCTGCCCGAAGCTTCAGTCCGGCGAGCACAAAGGCAAGCCGAAGGCTGCGGCGCTCGGCGTCTATCTCCGCGACAAGATGTTTGACCTCGTCGAGGCGATCGCACCTCAGGCCGTCAGCCGGCAGGCCGAAAAGCGCCGGCAGGAGGAAAGCATTCCGGTCGCGCCTTTCGGGCCGATCTGGGCGGGCAAGCGGGCGCTGGCGCTGCTGGACGACCCGGTGGCGATAGACCTTCCCGATAACCTCCTCGAGCTCGCCGTCGAGACATACAATCGCCTGCGCCGCTCAAGCGAAACCACGGCCAGGACCTGGGCCAACAACCGCGGCATCACCGTGGACGGCAACGAACTGGTGTTTCCGGATGATTACCGCACTCAGGAGCGCCGGCGCCGAGAGGTCGACAGCGGCTATCCCGAGGCGCATGCGCTTGACAGGCTCGCCAAGGAACGCGGCAAAGGCTCGGCCGATCCTCGCTTCGCCATCTTCGGCGAGCTCTGCGAGGCGGTACCGGTTGGCTCGGAAACCTACGAGAGGTGGCGCGCCTATTACCAGCAGATGAATTGGCCTTTCGTCCCGGATCCGGGGCAGATGCGGGTCGTCTATTTCCCGAAGGGCGGGCCGGAAGGGCTCGCAGAGTTCGAACGCGCAGCGAGTGCGGCTTTGATGATGGAGCGGGGCGATGACGATGCAGTTTAGGAAGGGTGATCTCGGCTCGATCGTGGTCAGCGCCGAAGCGTGGATGAAACGTGACGGGGCCGCCGCCAGTGCGAGGCTGCGGATTGACCATCTGAATATGGCCTCCAGAGGGGCGGTGATTCGCTTGGCGAAGGATACGGAATTGCCAAAGCCGGGCTGGTTCTGCCTCAGGGTGGCGACGGGACGCGAGAAGGCTGTGGAAAAAGTGTTAGAGGCCTCGGACGTGGAATCACTAGTTGTGATGACGAACGAGTGCAAAGTAGTGAAGCGGGGGCGTGTCTGCATCCTTCCGCCACGCCCTGTCATCCTTGGGTATGTTCTTGTCCACTGCTCCCCGATTGCTCAGGCGATGGTGGGGCTGCTGCACGTGAAGGACGTTATAGACGTGGTAGGCGGTGCAATACGGCCATACCGCGCAGACATGGATTCCATTATCAGATTCAAGAAGATGGCGGAGGAAGGGAAGTACGATAAAAGCGCGAGCAAGCAGCATCAGTTTATGTTGAAAGAGCGGGTGCGCATCACCGAAGGACCGTTCGCTTCTTTCCCGGGCACGATCGTCTCGATCGATGACGAGAAGGGATATGTCTCTCTTGAAGTCGATATTTTCGGCAGGCCGACACCCGTCCAACTGATGCTTGATCAGATCGAAAAAATATGATCAGAGTCCGGCCGTGGACGATCCTAGATCCCAGCGTGGGCTTTGAGTCGGTGGCGCGATCACCGGCAAACGGGGCGACAAACCTCGGAGCTGCTTACCGGTAGGACCCCGCTTTGACAGCCTCGCGACGAGGCACCGAGTCAGAGCAAGTGCTACTGCATTGTTTCCAACTGTGATTGATGTTGAGAGCGGTCCATCGGGCCGCTTTTTGCATTCTTGAGTATGGGCAAGCTTCGGACGATCAGCACCACGCTGCGCACTATCGAGACGCGCACCGTCATTCCTGAAAGCAAGAAGGCCGATGCCTTTTACCTATCGTCAGAGTGGCGCGCGCTGATATCGGAGATCATCCGCCAACGCGGCAGGATCTGCGAGGATCCTCGTTGCGACGGGCGAACCCACAAGCGGGGCATGCGTGTCTTCGGCGATCACGTCGTCGAGCTCAAGGATGGGGGCGCACCGCTCGACCCGAACAACGTGATGCTTCGATGTGGCGCATCCCATACTCGCAAGACCGCGGCGGCCAGAGCGAAGCGCCTCGCCGAGCGGTTCTGACCCCCTCCGACAGGCGCGGATGGTCCAGGGGGTAGGGGGTTTGAAAGTCCAGACCCCCTTTAGGCCCCTAACCGCATGGGTCTCATTCGCATCTTTTTTTTCTGATGGCTGACGATTTAGACCTCTTTGGCAACCCTTACCACTCTGCCGGTCGCGGGCAGGGAAGGCCGGAGCACGTCCCCACTGAAGAAAACATCATAAATGTCATGGTGTTACTGGCGTCTGGGATGACGAACGCGGAAGTCGCAAAGACGGTCGGGCTCTCTACGCCAACTTTGCGCAAACATTATTTTCACTTGCTGAAGCAGCGAGAGGTGATGCTGGCCCGATTGAAGGCCAGGCTGCGGACGGCGCAAATCCAGCAGGGCCTCGCCGGAAATGCAGCTGCGCTGTCCGGTGCGCTCAAGATGCTCGACGGTGTTACGGCTGAGAAGGTCAATCGGGACATGCAGAACAAGGCGGCAAACAAGCCGGCGCCGAGGGGTTACGTCTCGAAGAAAGAGCAGCGGCTCGATAATGCGCGGGCGATCAGTGGTGGCGGCCGATATGCCGTCCCGGCGGGGCCGCGGTTGATCGCAGCCAATGGTCAGCCGGTCGAGAGCAGCGACGAGGCCTAGCGAAATCCGCGCCCGGCGGTTCCGGGTATCAGAAGAAGGAGAAGGCGCATGAGCGCACCAGTCGTAAGAGCAAAATTCCGGGTTATGGCCATCGAGCCGGCGCAGAACGCCGATCCGAACAATGTCTTTACCACAATCCGAATGATCCCGGTTTGGGAGCAGGAGGGCGTCAACAGGACCTGGTCAAAAGCCACGCCGAGCGGCGAGCTGAAGATCTCGATCACCAATCCCGAGGCGATCGACAAGTTTGATCTCGGGAAGGAATACTTCCTCGACTTCACACCCGCCGACTGACGCCGATGCACCGCCCGATGATTGCCCTGGCTGTTCTGATTGCCACCGCATGCTGCGCGCTGGGCCTGTTGGTCAGACAGGGCACTGCGAAGCAGGTGGTGGAAAGGCCGGTCATCAGCGACAAGCAGGCGGTCATCTCGCAAGCCAGGTGCGTGGCCTTCGGGGCGATGGAGCGCCGGATATTCTGGGTTGTTCGTCGGGCTTATGGCAGCGTCAAGGCCTACGGATCTGTCATCCTCCGGAAGTGCAGCTGGTAACAGATGCGGTATTCGACGGCTTGCCTCGACTGGGAGCGGCGGATCGTTGCGGGCGAGAGCCTGATCCCGATCGCGCCGCTCTTTCCCGACGAGGCAGAAGCGGCCCTCGAGGTGTTCAAGTCGCTGCAGATCACCGATCTGCCGCAGGTCTATGACCGCAAGACGGGTCAGTCCCGGCACCCGACGTTCGGTGAATCCTGCGAGCCGTTCGTCTTCGACTTCGTTGCCGCCGTATTCGGAGCCTATGACGAAGGCTCCGCGCGGCGGCTGATTGAAGAATTCTTCCTGCTGATCAGCAAGAAGAACGGCAAGTCGACCATCGTCGCCGGCATCATGGTGACGGCGCTGATCAGGAACTGGCGTTCGCACCAGGAGCTGCTGATCCTGGCGCCGACGCGTGAAGTTGCTGAGAACTCTTTCGGCCCGGCTGCGGCGATGATCCGGGCGGATCCAGAGCTGTCGGTTCTTCTGCATGTGCAGGATAACGTCAAGTCGATCACGCACACGATCACCAAGGCGGTGCTGAAGATCGTCTCGGCGGATTCAGGAACCGCGGCTGGTAAGAAGGCCGGTTTCGTCCTGATCGACGAGCTCTGGCTGTTTGGCAAGAAGGCCGGCGCCGCGGCCATGCTCCAGGAGGCGACGGGCGGACTGATTTCGAGGCCGGAGGGTTTCGTCATCTTCATTTCGACGCAGGCGGATGCGCCGCCGACAGGCGTTTTCAAGCAGAAGCTGGATTATTTCCGCGACGTCCGCGACGGCAAGATCAACGATCCGCAGAGCCTTGCGGTGCTCTACGAATTTCCGGACGCGATGATCGCGTCGGAAGCCTACCTGGATCCGGAAAACTGGTACATCACCAACCCCAATATGGGGCGATCGGTTCGCCGCGAGTGGCTTGAGCGGAAGATGCTCAACGTCCGGTCCGGCGAGGACGAAGAAGGCGACACTTTCCAGAGTTTCCTTGCCAAGCATCTCAATGTCGAGATCGGCATGGGGCTCAGGGCAAATCGCTGGCCAGGCGCCAACCACTGGGCGACCGCGGTTGACGAGGAGCTTTCGGAACTCGCGCCGTTCGACGCGCTGGAACGAATGCTCGACCGCATCGACGTTGCGGTGGTCGGCGCCGACGGCGGCGGCTTGGACGACTTGTTCGGTTTGACGATAGTAGGCCGCGAGCCCGAAGAGCTCGAGGTGAAGATCAAGGTGAACGGCCGCGATACTGTCGTCTGGATGAAGCGGTGGCTCTCCTGGTCGCATGCCTGGTGCCATCGCGAGGTGCTGAAGCGCCGCAAGAAGATCGCGCCTGTCCTGCTCGATCTCGAAAAGTCGGGACATCTGACGATCATCGACAACGCGCTCGAGGACGTCGCGGCGATCGTCGACATCGTCAAGATGGTCAAGGATCGCGACCTGCTTGCGTCGGTCGCGGTCGACCCGGCCGGTGTTGGCGACTTCGTCGATGCGTTGGCGATGCCCGAGATCGATGTGACGCAAGACAACGGTCTGCTTATCGGCGTTCCGCAGGGTTATGCGCTGATGAACGCGATCAAGACCTCGGAGCGTCGGCTATCGAACAAGATGCTGCTGCACTCCGGCGGTCCGATGATGTCCTGGGTGGTTTCGAACCTGAAGATCGAGCCCACCGCGACGGCCATCAGGGCGACAAAGCAGACCGCTGGCGACGCGAAGATCGACCCCGTGATGGCGCTGTTCAACGCCGTGACCATCATGACGAAGAATCCCGAGCCGAAGAAGATCCGGTCGGTTTATGAGAAACGTGGATTGAGGGTGGCCTGATGGCGGAGAGATTGCAGAACGAGCGTTCGGATTCGGGCCTGAAAATCGATCGCCAGACCGTCCGGGAACTCGCTGGGGCCGCCGGTGCGGCGCTTGCCGGCTATGGGGCGTGGCTGTCCTATCCGCCGGCGGGCTTCATGGTTGCCGGCGGCATCCTTGTGGGCCTGGCCGTCATCGGCACGCTGCGCGGTGGCCGCTAATGGGGCTGTTCTCCGCCATCCTCGGCGGTTTCCGGGCTTCCGACGAGGCCTCGGACCCGTTGTATCTCGATGATCCGGCCGATCGCTGGTTTGAGGGCGATCTGTCGCGGATGAGCAATGCCGGCCGACATGTGTCGGTCGATGGCTCGCTGCGCGTATCGGCCGCTTATGCCTGCATCGCACTGCTATCGAAGACGGTGGCGACATTGCCGCTGCGGATGTATCGCAAGGAACCTGGCACCGGGAAACGGTTTGAGGCGCCGGAGCATCCTCTGAACGAGCTGCTCGAGCACCAGCCGAATCCATGGCAGTCGGCTTGGGACTTCAAGGCGATGCTGATGGGGCATCTGGCGCTGCGGGGCAATGGCTATGCGGAGATCATTGCAGGCCCCCGCGGCTTCGCCGACCGGCTGGAGCCGATCCATCCCGATCGCGTCATTGCCGAGCGGATGCCGGACTATTCGATCCGCTATACCGTTTCCGACCCGATCAAGGGGACGCGGATCCTGCTGCAGGACGAGATGTTCCACCTGCGCAGCCATATGGCGCCGGGCGGTATCGTTGGCATCAGCCCGATCGCCTATGCCAAGGAGACGATCGGGCTTGCCTTGGCCGCCGAAGAGCATGGCGCCCGCATGTTTTCGAATGGCGCCAGGCCGTCCGGTGTCGTCACGCTCGAAGGCGAGATGAGCGACGCTGCATTCGAGCGGTTCAAGACGCAGTGGAACCAGCAGTTCGTCGGCCTTGGCAACACTGGCAAGACGCCAATCCTGGAACAGGGGGCGAAGTTCGACTCCATCAGCATGGATGCCGAAGAGTCTCAGTTCATCCAGAGCCGCGAATTCTCGATCGAGGAGATCGCGCGCTGGTTCGATGTGCCTCTCGTCCTGTTGCATCACATGACGAAGACGAGCTCATGGGGTACGGGCGTCGAGGCGATCATGCTGGCCTTCGTCCGCAACAATCTCATGCCCTGGCTCAGCTGTTGGACGTCGGCGATCCGCCGCGATCTCATTCTGGCTCCGAATGTGTATGAGGCGCAGTTCGATGTTGAGTCCCTCATCAAGGGGGATTCGAAAGCCCAGGCAGATTTCTATTCCCGCCTGGTGCTGAACGGCATTCTGACCCGGAACGAGGCGCGTGAGGCGCTTGGCTACAATCCGCTTTCCGGTCTGGACGATCCGCTTGTCCCGACCAATACCACCACCCCCGACAATATGCCGATCGACAATTCGGCGAGCGCAACGGCGGCGCAGATCGGCCATAACGGCGGTCCCGCCCTCGACGATCAAGACGCATCCTCGGAGCAAGACCATGACGACTAGGTTTCCGCATCTTCGTGCCGCGATCATGCAGCAGCCGTGGGCTATCATGCCGGAACGGCTTGAAGCGATCGCGGAGGTAATCGAACGCCGGGTAGAAGGCATTCGCCTTTCGCCGGAGGAGATCGCGGCTATCAAGGGAGAGCGGCGACCGAACGGTGTTGCGGCCTACTTCGATGCCAACACCGGTCAAGCGGTGGACTTATCCGCCGCGGCGCCGGGCGGATCTGCGCAGGGTGGGAGCGTGATTGCGGTGATCTCGTTCTTCGGTATCGTGGCGCAGCATGCCTCGCAGGTCGATGACATCAGCGGCCCTGGCGGTACGTCGACGGAACGCGTGGCAAATAGCTATCGCGCTGCTAAGAGCGATCCATCCGTCAAGGCGATAGTCATCAACTTCGACAGCCCAGGCGGCAACGTCAGCGGCGTTCAGGTGCTCGCGGACGAAATTTTCAATGGGCGAGGCGACAAGCCCGTCATCGCGCAAGTCAACAGCCTTTGCGCTTCGGCGGCCTATTGGGTCGCCAGTTCCTGCGATGAGATCGTGATGACGCCTGGCGCAATGGCAGGCTCGATCGGCGTCTACTCACTTCACCAGGACGTATCGAGGGCTGTCGACGCAGCTGGTCTGAAGTTCACGTTCATCTCGGCTGGCAAGTACAAGGTCGAAGGCAACGCCTTTGAGCCTCTGTCGGACGAGGCAGCGCAAGCGGCCCAGTCGAATGTCGACGCCTTCTACAACGACTTTGTTTCGGCTGTTGCCCGCGGCCGCAGCGTTTCCGTCGCTGATGTCAAAGCCGGCTTCGGTGAGGGAAGGGTCGTGAAAGACAAGCAGGCGGTAAAGGCTGGCATGGCCGACCGTGTCGACACTCTCGACGGTACCATCCGCAGGCTTTCTTCAGCGAAGAAGACGGCATCCGCAAAGGCGAACGCGGTTGATGTAGTCGATATCCAGGGCTTTGAGCAGCCCGGAGGCGCTGACGCGTCGGCGGAAGGCGGCTCGCCCGAACCTGAGCTTCCAGCCGCGGCGGACCAGGATAGCGCCGCCTTGTCGGCATCCGAAAGCGATGCTTTCCGCCGCCGCCGCCACGCCCATCGTCTCAGATCCGCTCAATAACGAGCGGCAGCCCCGTGCCCTTTGTTTGCGCCCCACGCTCCGCCGGGACCGTGGGCAGAATTCCGCGCCCATTCTCCCGGCACCACAAACTTTGGAGCTAGACACATGACCATCAAGGCATTCCGCCAGCGTCGCGCCGATCTCGTCCGCGAAGCCCAGGCTATTTTCGATCTTGCGGCGAAGGAAAACCGCAATCTTACGTCTGACGAAAATGCGCGCGACGACGCGATCGGCGCCGAGCTCGTCGAGATCGACGCCAATATCGAACGCGCCGAGCGGCAAATGGAGCGCCAGCGTTCGGTCGGTGCGGCCGTCGACGGCAACGAATCCGCCGATCACCGCAGCAGCGGCCGCAACGATGGCGCCCGCTTCGCTTCGCTGGGCGAGCAGATGATGGCAGTCGCGAGGGCCGACCACCCGTCCTACCGCTCGATCGACCCGCGCCTTATCGCTGCACCCTCCGCAGGTCCAACCGGCATGTCCGAGGGCATTGCCGCCGACGGCGGGTTCCTTGTCCAGACCGACTTCGCCAACGACCTCCTGCAGAACACCTATGAAGCCGGCGAGATCGCCAGCCGCGTCAACCGCATCCCGATTGGCGCAAACTTCAGCGGCATCCGTATGAACGGCGTCGACGAGGCGAGCCGCGCCAACGGATCTCGCTGGGGCGGCGTGCAAGCCTTCTGGACTGGCGAGGCGCAGCTCAAGACGGCTTCGCGTCCGAAGTTCCGGCAGATCAAGATGGACCTCGATAAGCTAACCGGTCTTTGCTATGCGACCGACGAGCTGCTGCAGGACAGCACGGCTCTCGCCGCCTGGCTCTATCAAGCATTCTCCGACGAATTTCTCTTCAAGATCGAAGACGCGATCGTCAACGGCTCGGGTGCGGGCATGCCGCTCGGCTTCCTCAACAGCGGCGCGGTTATCACCGTGCCGAAGGAGAGTGGCCAGCTTGCAGCGACGATCGTCGCCGAGAACGTGCTGAACATGTGGGCGCGCATGCCCGCTCGCTCGCGGAAGAACGCCGTCTGGATTGTCAACCAGGACGTCGAGCCGCAGCTCTACCAGTTCAACATCAAGATCAAGAACGTCGCCGGTACCGAAAACGTCGGCGGCATCGCGGCGCCGCAGATCATGTTCACGCCGGCCGGCCAGGGCGGCAACCAGTATGCGACGCTGATGGGTCGTCCCGTTATCCCCGTCGAGTATGCGGCGACCCTTGGTACCGCCGGCGACATCATGCTTGTCGACCTGTCGCAGTATCTGGCGATCGACAAGGGACCGATGGAGTCGGCCTCGTCCATCCACGTGCGGTTCATCTACGACGAGACCTGCTTCCGCTTCGTCTATCGCTTCAACGGTCAGCCGATCTGGTCCGTGCCGATGACGCCCTACAAGGGGACGAAGACGCAGAGCCCGTTCATCGCGCTGCAGACGCGCTGATCCTTACCGGAAGCGGCCTTCGCGGCCGCTTTCTCCCATCCACTTTCATCGAAGGATAACGCGAAATGACTCGCTTGACGCTTCCCCAGCAGCTGAAGATCGTCGAAGCCATGGCTCCTGCCACCGACGCGGCCGGCCGCAGCTCCGACATCATCAATCTGAAGAACGCCGGCAAGGCCTACATCCTCGTGTCGCTGACGCAGGGCAATGCCGCAACCGTCGCACTGACGCCGATGCAGGCCCAGGATGTCGCCGGTACCGGCGCCAAGGTTCTCGCCAATGCGGTGCCGATCTGGTCCAACCTCGATACCGCAACCTCCGACACGCTCGTTCGCCGGACCGATGCCGTCAATTATACGACGGACGCGGCGCTCAAGAACAAGCAGGTCGTCTTCGAGATCGACCCGGCGCTGCTCGACATCAACAACGGGTTCGATTGCGTCTATTTCACTACCGGCGCTTCCAACGTGGCGAACATCACCGCGGCAGTCTTCCTGCTGACCGATCTTCGCTACGGTCAGGAAACGCCCCCGAGCGCGATCGTCGACTGATCTTTGACGTGATGGCCGCCGGGTTTCGGCCCGGCGGAAATCTCCGATCGATACATTTTAGGGGTTACCCATGTTTGTCAGACAGCTGATCGGCCGGGAGGCCGGGAATATCATCTACATGCCGTATGACGCTGCGCAGTCGTGCCTGGCCATGGGAACCGTCGCGGCCGTGACCGACGAGGAGATCGCAGATGCCGGGCTGGAAGCTCCGGAGCCTGTGGTCGCCAACCGGGCCGACGAATTGCCGCGAGGCTTCCGTGTCGAGGCGATCCCTGGCGGCGGCTTCGATCTGTTCGACCCGGGCGGCGTGAACATCAGCAAGGACGTCGATCTTCCGAACCTCGTCGCGGCTCGCGACCTTGCCTGGAGCGTCGTTCATCCAGCAGAGACTGCGCCTGATACGGCCGCCTTGGAAGAGTTGAACAAGGCCGATCTGCTCAAGATCGCCGAGGGTGCCAGCGTCGATATCCCGAGCGGCGCCAAGAAGGCCGATATCATCGCTGCCCTGGTAGCCGCCGGCGTCACCGCGCCGCCAGTCGTCGAACCCGCGGGTGCCGCCGAGGGCGAAGGGGAGGGAGATAGCTCCGACGGCGCCGGTGGCGCATCTGAAGGCGCCGATGCATCGGATGGTGTGTCCGATGGCGGGTCCGATGATGCCGCCGGTGGCAACGAAAGTGGCGGCGAGGCGGAATAACCAATGATCCGGAAGCCGATGCGGAGCACGCTGGCCGTCACTACGCCAGCGTCGGACCTGACGCTCTTGCGCGTAGAAGAGCGTCGGGAAGCCGCCGGGCTTGCCGCGGACGATGCCAGCAAGGATACGCTGTTGCTGGCGCTCGACCAGCGCATTGCCGCAGCGATCATGTCCGAATGCAACATCGCCATCGGGAGCGGCGGCGAGCCGACGCTGAAGCGGGAAACGCTGACCGAAACCTTCTACAGCGCCTACCTCGATCGCCTGCTGCTTGCCCGCCGGCACAATGTCGAAATCACCAGCCTCACCGATGGCGATACCGTGCTGACGACGGCCGACTATCTCGTCGATGCGGAAGCCGGAATCCTGACACGGATGCGTACAGAATGCCCGTCAGCCTGGCGCAGCTCGAAGGTCGTTGTCGTCTATGATGCCGGTTTCACGACTATCCCGGCGGATCTGAAGTTCGCGGCAATCGACTTCTTTAGGTCCGAATGGCTTGCGCGGTCGCGTGACCCGCTGATCAAGCGGGTGCAGACAGATGTTTTCGAGGTCGAAAGCACGACGACCGATTATTGGGTCGGCTCCGTTCCAGGGCAATCGAGAGAAGGCGCTGTGCCTGACATTGTGTCCGGCCAGCTGAAGCGTTTCCGAAACGTGCGGGTATAGCATGCTGTCTCCGGAGCAGATCATCGCCGATCTCGACGCCGCGCTGCTGGATTCCGGCGAAGACGTCATCCTGCGGCGGAAGACGAATTCGTCGAATGTGGACGTGAACTGCCGCGCGCGGGTTCGCGGCGTCAATGCTCAGAAGGTGGTCGGCACAATCACGCAAAACGATCTGAGCGTGGTGATGTCGCCGACGGAGATCCTGGCAGCCGGGTGGCCCGGTGGCGACCCGCCCGCGCCTGGTGCTCCCGATCCGCGCCTTCCGCGCGCCAATGACTTCATGGTCGTGAAGGGCCGGGAGCGGCAGGTGAAGCTCTCCGATCCGATCTATGTCGGCGGCCAGTGGGTGCGCTGCAACCTGGTCGTTTCAGGCTGATGGCCTCGGTCGATTTCTTCGATCGTGAGCTGAAGCTCGCAACCGCGGATCTGGAGCCGGCGGCGATCAATGCGCTGCTGGCGAATTTCGCCCGGGATAGCGTCCGGGAGGTGATCTCCAGCGGCCGGGCGAGCGAGACCTATGAGCGTTACGTGAATGGCCGGCAGGGCGCGCTGGAAGATACTGTGCAGGCGCCAGGGCCGATCATCTACGAGTTCTCGCTGTGGGAGCCCATCATCACCTTCGCGCTTGACGAGCTGAGGCGGCGATCGCCGGTCAGGAGCGGTCGGTTCCGCAGCAGCTTCATCGTGCTGGCGAACCAGCGTGCGGTGACCGATTACGACACCATCGGACCCGACGCCGAGGTGATCATCACGAATTTCCAGCCCTATGTCCGCAAGGCGGAAAACGGGCTGCTCGGCGTGAAGCGCTATTCGATCTTCGACGGGGCCAAGCGGGCGCTGGCTTCTCGTTTCGGAAATGAGGGGCGCAACGCCGCCGCTTATGTCTTCGAGACGCGGTGGCTCGATGTCCAGGCGGGAGTGCATGCCGGCATGCCCTACGTCCTCAAGCGCCAAGGCCGGCGGAAAGACAGGCAGGCCGGTATTCCGATCACCTATCCGGCCGTCGTGATCAATCAGGTGTAACGCGATGGCATCCGTCGAAGTTTATGACGCATTCGAAACGCGGCTTCGCGATGCCTGGACGGCGACGCAGCTCGTCTTTGAGAACGAGTTTGCGCAGGAGCTGATCGAGGCGGACCTGCCGTTCGTCTATGTCGAGATCGTCGGTGATGTGCTCGACCAGGAGACCTTCGGGGCGCCGCAGGCAAACCAGTGGCTGGAGCGCGGCGCGACTTATCTGCACGTGATGACGAAATCGGGCGGTGGAAGCCGACAGGCCAGAACCTGGGCGAAGCAACTGACGAACCTGTTTCGGGAACAGCCGATCCTAGTCGATCCGTCGACGGGCGAAGCGCTGTTCATGCCGACTATGTCGCTCGGCGCCGGCGAACCGGGAAGGGATTTCCCCAATTATTGGGCCTTCACTGCGACGATCGGCTGGTACCGGCGCGACTATACCGACCTGACCCCGTGATTTCCGGCGCTGCCGGTTGCCTTTCCCGTGCCTTGGGCAAGCACGCCGCCATCGTCTGACGACGTGGCAAATCCGCTATGGAGCCTTCAATGACGGTAGCTGACGGCAGTCAGGTGCGCCTTGCCGACGTTTCGGAAGTAACGATCGGCACCACGCCCGCCACCCCCGCTTTCCAGATCATGCGCTATGTCTCTTCCGACGTGCGCATTTCCAAGCAGACGGATATTCCGAACGAGATCCGCGCCGACCGCAACGTCGCGTCGATCGTCGACGTCGGCCGCTCCGTGCAGGGAACGATCAACACCTTCTTGTCCTACGGCACCTTCGACACCTGGCTTGCGCGGCTGCTCTGCTCGACTTGGTCGAGCGACGTGCTGAAGAACGGCATCCTGCAGCAGGCAGGCACGCTCGAATACTTCTACGAGCAGGGCGCGACCGATACCTACGTCCGCTTCCAGGCGGTGCGATTCAACACGCTGGCGCTGACGCTGCGCGCTCGCCAGTCCGTGCAGGCGAACTGGGGCATCCTCGGCATCCGCTCGCCGACGCCGACAAGCGCCATCCTGACGGGTGCGACCTATGCGGCAGCGACGACGACGCCGGTGCTGAATGCCGGTCTCAACGTCTCGGCGCTGAGCTTCACCGGTCTCACCAATGCGCCGAAGGTGCAGGCGATGACGCTCAACATCACCAACAACATCTATCAGAACGATGTCGTCGGCGCCTACGAACCCTATTCGCACGGCCTCGGCCGCTTCGAGCTGACCGGCTCGCTGACGACCTATTTCGAGAACATGGACGCCTATACGGCGATCCTCGACCACGACGATATCGGCATCTCGACTACGCTCCTCGACGAGCTCGGCAATTCTTACGCCATCGCGCTCGCCAAAACGAAGTTCCTCGACGGCGGCCCGGTCGTCGGCGGCAACGGCCAGGCGGTCATGATCGATATCCCGTTCCAGTCCTATTTCGACGCGACGGCGGCCGGCTCGATCACCATCACCCGCGATCCCGCATAACCAGATCGCCGGCGTTTCCTTACGGCGCCGGCGGTAAGAGCGGCGGACGAATTCGGGGCCGTCCGCCGCTCGCCTTTCCCCGAAGCCCCAATGATGGAGTCCCGATATGACAGTGGTAAAGCTCGCCTCGTTGAAGGCGGACCTGAAGCGTGAGGCGGAAGGGGACTGGGTTCCGTTTCCGGATTGGCCCGGCGTAGAATTCAACGTCTCCTCCCTGCATCTGCCGGCCTACCAGGCGGCGCGCGATGATCTGCTGATGCGCATTGCGCGGCAGGCCAGCCAGCCGAAGCCGAAGCCGGGCGAGGCCGCGCCGGCAAAGCTGGAGATGAAGGTCGAGTTGGGCAAGCTCTATGCCGAGCATCTTCTGCACGGATGGAAGGGCCTCGATGTCGCCTATTCCGCGGAGACGGCGCGGGAGGTTCTCGGCGATCCGGAATACCGCAATGTCGTCGCCGCCGTGGAGTGGTGCGCTGCCAAGATTTCCGAAGTCAATGTCGAGTTCGTCGAGGCCGAGGTAAAAAACTCCGGAAAGCCTTCCGCAGCCGCGTAAGCGGGCCGAAGGCTTCCCCCGAAATGCTCGAATGGTTGGAAGAGCTGTTCGAGCAAGAACCTGACCAGGAGTGGCTGCGACCGCGCCGCTCGCCCCTGCAGGACGATTTCGAGCCTCAGGCGTGGCACGCCATGTATTTCGAGGCTTTCGACGCCCTGCAGTATGACCGCTTCTTCGGCGCCATGGGCGGCGAGGGGCCGATCTACTATTCGGCGCTTAGCCAATATGCCCGCGACCACGGCATATCGGGCGATCGGCTGAAGCGGTTCCATGTCTTCATGAATGCGATCGACGGCGAATGGCTGAAGATCCAGCGCGAGCGCTCAGAGGCGGTAGAGGCCGAGCGCAAACAGAAAGAGGCGCAGCGATAGGGCTGCGCCGTTCTTCTACGAGGTTCCCTTGGCAAACGTCGAAATCCGTACGCTGCGCGTCTCCGCAGAGATGGACGCGAGCAAATACACTGCGGGCGCCCAGCAGAAGGTTTCTGCCGATGACCGCATGCGCCAGTCGGGCAAGGGCCTTGGCGACAGCTTTACGGAAAACGAGCAGAAGATCAGCGCCGCGACGAACATATTGTCGAAACTTTCTCGTCAATATGTGGACGGCTACGCGACGACGCAGCGCTTCAACCAGGCGGTCAACCAGCTGACCCGCGGCGTCGAGCTCGGCAAGATCGAGATGACGCAGGCCTCGGCCATCCTCGACGGCATCTATCGCAAGTACGGCATGATGGCCGATGCTGCGAGGATTGCCGAACGCGGTCAGGTCGAACTGTCGAAGGCAGTTCAGCAGGCGAATGCCCGGTTTGAGGAGCAGGCGAGGGTCGTGCCGGCTGTGGTCAAGCCGTCTAGCGTCGCCAACGACAACCAGGCGCAATTCAGGCGGCAGAACCTGGGCGCTCAGGTTCAGGATATCGGCGTGTCGCTTTACGGTGGCATGCCGGTCACCACCGTTCTCCTGCAGCAGGGATCCCAGATCGTCGGCCTTTACGGCGGCAATGGCGGCGTCAATGCCCTGCTCAAGGATCTTGGCGCGATCCTGTCGGCGGCTACCAGGTACGTCCTGCCCTTCGCTGCGGCTGGCGCCATCGCTTATGGCGCCTATAAGCTTTTCGCCGTCAATACCGTTGAAGCGCGGCTGGCTGTCGATGACGTCACGAAGTCGCTGGCCGCGCAGGCGGCCCCAATGGGTGCCGTCCAATCGCAGCTCAAGGAACTGCAGCAGCTCCAGGGGGAATACGCCAAGGCGCTCAACACGACCGCCCGCACGCATGATGTGGCTTCGGACGCGATCGTCGCCGGGACCCAGCGGGAATACGAGGCCAAGCGCACGCTGCTAGAGCTTGAGCTGAAGCGGCAGGAAGCTGCGCGTGCAATGGCGCAATCCGAACTGGAGATCGCCTCTCTCCGGCTTAAGAGTGCGGTCGCCCAGCAGGTGACGACGAACATGGATCTGGAGCGCCAGGGCTTCTCCGATCCTCGTGTCGGCCGGTTCACGCAACTGCCGGACAGCATAACCGGCATCGAAAAAACGCGTGATGTCCTCGCCAAGAATCCGCTTACGGACAAGGTGAGGGAGCTCAACGCAAATCTCAGCCTGACAGACATTGCGCTGGAGAAGCTGCGCGAGGGGTTGGGATTGGTGGGGCCGGCGGCATCCGGCCAGGTCGGCCAGATCAACGAACTTAGCAAGGCCCTCGAGGAACTGCGCAGAGTTGGCGCTACCGCGCTTTCACCTGCCGACGAAGCAGCTGGACGCGCCATGGCAGCCGTTCCCGTCGTCAACGGCGTCCTCGATGAAGAGTCCCGGCGCCGTGTGCTGGCAGCCCAACGAGAGGCGCAGCGACGGCTCGACAATCAGAACCCGACGATCGTCAACGGCGATGGTGCCCGCGTGGGCGTGCCGGTACCCGGGCAGAGGCCCAACATCGAGATGGAGGGGCTGCCAGGCGAAGACAAGGCTGGAAAATCGGCCGCAGAAGCCTACCGCGATCTGATCAAGAACGCCAACGACCGCATAGAGCAGATGAAGCTCGAGGCGGCTACTGCCGGTGAGGCCGGCATTGCGGCCCAGAAGATGCGCATGGAACTGGAACTGCTCCAGCAGGCGCAGGAGAAGGGTCGTACAGTCACGGCCGATCAACGCGCCGAGATCGAGAAGCTCTCTGAGGCCTATGCAAAGGCAGCGACGGAAGCGGCGAAAGTGCGGCTCAATGCAGATTTGCAGTTCGAGCGCGAGCAGCTCTTCCGATCGTCGGGAGATCAGCAGATCGCTTCGCGGCAGCGCGGCGCCGGCTTGCCGGTCGACCTCGATTCTCCGCTGGCGCAGCAAATGCGGCAGAACCAAAATGCAGCTGAGCTCAAGCAAACTGTGACCGGCTTCGTGTCCGATTTTCGACAGCAGTTGGTCAGCAGCGGCGGCAAGATCGGTGAGGCAGCGGGCAAGGCCTTGCTGAATTCCTTCCTCAATGCAATGACCAAGGCTGGCGACCAGGCTTTCGAGCGGGTGATCAACATCATCTTCGGCAAGCTTTTTAGCGGCACGGGGACAACGAGCGCCGGCGGTCTTGCTGGCGCAGGTGTCGGTCTGGCGGGAAGCGTCCTTGGTGCGGCCAACGACAATATGGGCAAAGCGACGGTCATTCCGGTTTCGCGGGCGCCGCTTGGCGAAGTGGGGTCTTATATCGCGCAGGCGGCCCTGAAGCGTGGCATTGACCCTGAAACCGCTCTGAAGGTGGCGCGGTCGGAAGGTGGTCTCAGCAGCTGGAACCTTCAATCCGGCTACATCAAAAACGGCGTTCGTGAACCATCATTCGGGCCGTATCAGCTCTACATGAACGGCGGCCTCGGCAATCAGTTCATGTCGAAGACGGGGCTTGACCCGCGTGTTGCCGCGAATGGTCCGGCTGGCGTGGATTTCGCCCTTGATTATGCCTCCAAGAACGGCTGGAGCTCCTGGTACGGCGCCGCCAAGGTCGGCGTCGGGAAATGGGATGGGATCGGCGCCGGCGGCAACGTGGGTGCAGCCGACGCAGTTACCAAGCTGGCGAATTCGGCGAGTGCGGCCACGAAGGGCCTCGATACCTTCGGGGGCGGTCTTGGAAAGATCGGGCAGTCGCTTTCCTCCTCATTCTTCCCAGCCGCGCCAACGGGGGCTGCCGGGGGCGGCGGTGGCGGCCTGTTCGGTTTCTTGAGCGGTATCTTCGGTGGCTTCAAGCCTGCCGGCGGCCAGGCCGCCCTTGCGGCTTCGGGCAAGATCACCGGTCTGTTTGCCGACGGCACCGATTTCGCGCCGGGCGGACTGGCGATCGTCGGCGAACGTGGGCGAGAGATCGTGAATCTGCCGCGTGGCAGCCAGGTCGTTCCGAACCACAGGACCGAAAGCATGCTGGCGGCGAACAGCAATCGCGGAACCGGGCCGCGCGGACCGGTTCCCCTGAACGTCAACATCAGCGGCGCCAATGGAGACGATCATGTCCGCAAATTGGTCGAACAGGGCGTTGCAGCCGGTCTCGACAGCTACAACAAGGAAATGGAGCGGTCCGGTTTCGGCTCCCAGCAGCAGCATTTTGCCTGGCGAAGGGCGTGACGCGTGAGCTTCCTCAATCTTCCCCTTCTGGACATCGACTTTCTGAAGCCGGCGCGCATGACCTTCGACGTCGACGGCAACGCGATCGGCGGTGGCAGGAACGGCAATGGCCAGGAAAGTACCATGGAAATGTCGGGTGGCGGCTTCCTGACCGCCACTTATGGCGGTTGCTTTGTGCAGGCGCCCGAAGAGCATGAATACGTCACGTGGCTTGCGGCCCGGCTGAATGGGTCTTTCCGCTTCGTCGATGTGCCTCTGAAAACGGACTGGCAGGGACCGTTTCCGACGTTCGGGCGCTGGCCGCAGCCGATCATCGGCGGCATCCCGCATTCCGATGGGTCGCACTTTTCGGACACGTCGGGATACAGTCAGGCGACGGTTTGGGGATCGGTGATCCAAGATGCTGGCTTGGGCGCTGGTCAACTTCAGATTCGGGTCTACAGCGCTTCCCGGCGATTGAGATGGTCCGATTGGTTCTCGATCTATCATGCGAGCGTCAAGGGCTGGCGGGCCTACCGGTATTGGGACGTCATATCGATATCCGAAGAGGGCAGCGAGACGATCGAGGGGACGGTATATCCCGTGCGTGACTACACGCTGGCAATTGGCCCGGCGCTACGCGAGGCGGTGGTAGCGGGCACACGCATCGAATTCGCGCGGCCACGCTTTGCCGCCAGACTTTCGATGGGCACAAAGATCCTATCTGATGTGGAAGGATTTTGGCTAATGCGCCCGTCGCTCACCTTCGACGAGGCGTTTTAAGCATGGCTTACGACGTCAACTATGTGCCTTCGGCCGTGCTGGATCGACTGCGATCTAGCACTCTGCTCGGTCTGTTCATGCGGGTGGCAACTGAGCCATCTTTGCATATCTGGTTTGGGGTGCATGACATTCCTGCTCGCTTCGACAGCATCGATCCCGACGGAACCATCTATCTCGGCGCCGGTCGGCTGGTCGGGCTTCCGTCGCTCGAGATCCTGCTGAACGGCACTTCAGATGCGGTTGACTTCACGATGTCCGGCGTTGATCCGGCGTCCGGTTCGCGGCTGATCGACTCCATACCGGAGGTGCGCGGGGCGCTGGTGCATGTCGGCATCACGACGCTGGACGATTACTATCAGCCGATGACCGAAATCATACCGCTCTGGCAAGGCGTAGCGGCGCGCACGGCGGAATCGATGCCTGTCGTCTCCGGTCGTGAGCAGCCGACGCTTTCGCTTTCGCTCTCGGTCGTGGCCGGTGAGAACATGCGCAGCCGGCCCTCCCGGGCGTTGTGGTCATCAGCGCAGCAGCATGCGGTCTCCCCGACCGATGACTTTTGCAACAACACGATCCGATATTCGCGCGGCGTGCAGCCGGCGTGGCCGAACTTTTAGGGCGCTATGCTGATCAAGGATTATATCGAAAGGCGCGTCAGGTTCCGCTGGGGCGGCGTTGGCGGCGAAGACTGCACGACCTGGTGCGGCACTTATGCGCTCGCGCTCACCGGCCGCGATCCAGCCGAAGCCTTTCGCGGCAACTATGACAGCGCTGAGGGAGCTTGCGCACTCATCGGCGCCGCCGGCGGACTTGCGGAGCTCGTCGGGCCGCTGCTCGTCGGCCAAGGTTGGCGGCGCGTACAGCAGCCGTCGACGGGCGACATGGCTGTGATCCGGACCCTCGTCGATTTCGAAGGAAGCGAGCCGGTTGAACGCAATGTTTCGGCTCTCTGTTTCGGCCCGCTTTGGTCAGTTCTCGGTCCTGCCGGACCAGGCGGCATCGCGCATCGCAAGGCACGGCTTGTCGCCTGCTGGAGGTGGTCGCGGTGATTGCCGATGAGCGCTTCTATTCAGCGACTTATGCGCTGGCGTTCCAGCGCGATATCTGGGAAGGCAGGCTTCGCAATACGACGGTGCATTATCCACTGTCGCGCCGCGACCCGATCTTCACGCCGCTGTTTACGTCCTTTTTCACGGCGATCGGCTTCGGCGCAACGACGGCCGGCGTGCTCGGCAGCCTGACGACGGCGCTGGTCACGACAGCGATCACCGTCGGCATTCAGGCGGCAATGGCACCAAAGCCGCCGAAGCCGGAAGACGGCAAGGCGCCGATGACGCAATCCGTGCCGCCGCGCCATTGGGTTATCGGTACGACACGCATGGCGGGCGCTTATATGCTGTGGGAAGCGCTCGGTGCAGCGCTATATGCCGTCCAGGGTATCGCGGGGCATGCGGTCCATTCCTACAATCGCTTCTATCTCCATGACGATGAAGTCGCGCTCGATGAATCTGGTTATGTCCAGGCTCTTGAGGATGGGCGATACGGTTCCGATCTGGTGCAATTATTGGCTCGATTGGGGGCCAATCCTGAAACACCCTACGCTCCTATGGTAAGCGCCTTCGCCAGTTCGGGAATCTGGACGAACAATCATCGAGGTGATGGGCAGGCATCGATCGCAATGAAGGCCTTTACGCCGAAAGCGAAGGACTTCAGCACTGTTTTCCCGTTTAATATCCCGCGGCTTACGGTTGAAGTCAGTGGGGCTCATGTCTGGGACTTTCGCGATCCGGACCAGGATCCGGATTTGCCGGCGACCTGGGGTTTCTCGAAGAACCCGGCATTGCAGCTCGCCTGGCATTGGTGCTTCAGCGAGTTCGGTCATCGGCGCGATTACCGCAAGGCAATTTTGCCTGTGCTCGACATGTGGATCGAAGAGGCAGACGTCTGCGACGAGCTCGTCACGATCACAGGCGGCGGCGTTGAAAAGCGGTACGAGTGCAGCGGCTGGGATACGACCGAGCGTGAGCCGAAGGTCGGCACGAACGCGATCCTGGCGGCTTGCGATGGCTGGCTCTGCGAGCGCGGCGACGGGGCTCTGCTCTTCACCGCCGGCAAGTTCCGCGAAAGCCGCGTCGTTACCCTTGGCGACGACGACATCGTCGGTCATCGCATTCAGTATGACGTGCTTTTTGAGGAGGAGATCAACCGCCTCGTTCCGAAATTCAATTATCCGGATGTCGGCTACTCCACCTCGGACACTGATTTCTTTGAGGATGAAGACAGGCAGCTTCTGGCCGGTCGCGTGCTCGCCGAGGACGCCAATTATCAATGGGTGACGAACTGGCGCCAGGCGCGCCGGCTGGGATGGCGCGAATGGCAGCGCATCCTGCAGAAGGTGAGGGGGTCGCTCAATGTTCGTCTTTCCGGGATCAACGCGGTCTACAGCCGCTGGATAAGGCTGGCGACTCCGAACCGGCTGCCGAGGCTTGATGGAAAGGTCATCGAAAACCGGCGGGCGGTGCTCGATCTCATGCGAGGAGGGTTCAGCCTCGAGGTGATCCAGCATCCGGACAATATCGATCAATGGTCGACAGCTCTCGAGGGTCAAAAGCCGGCGGCGCCGGCAAAACCGAATTCGGCAAATATGCCGACGCCGGTCATCAGTTCCGCTGTGGCAGTCGCCGCAGCGGGCTCAGTCTATCTTAACGTCTCGCTCGTCGATCCGACCGACAATAGCCTTACGCCGGCGATCCGTTACCGGATCCAGGACACAGGTGGCGGCCATCCTGGCGCTTGGGTTGAAAAGACGATCGTCAACGTCGATGCCTCAGGCGGGTTCATCGTCTGCGCCACGGATGTCGTGCCCGGCGATCGGTGGCTTGATGTCCAGGCTGCTTTCATTTCCGCGAAGGGCAAGTATTCCGACTGGTCCGCCACGGAGTCCGTGTTTTCAACCGTCAACCCTACTGCGCCCCCCGCTGTCACGATCGGCGCTGTCATAACCGGGGTGCCCGGGGAGGTGACGATCAACTGGACCGCGCCGAACAGCAGCCTCTATGCCTCGGCGCGCGTCTACTACAATACGGTCAACAATCCGGCGACCGCGACATTCAATAGCCCGGCGCTGGCCGGCGCGCCCAACGGTTCCTATGCCCGAACTATCACGCGGCCGGCCGGCACCTATTACGGCTGGGTGGCTTCCGTGAACGCCTCGGGCGTCGAGGGCACGCGAACGCCGACGGGCGCCTTTACAGTTACTTAAGAAGGAAACACTTCTATGCCGATGCAGGCCGTGCAAATCTGGGCTGATGGCCCTTCGTCCAACCCGCTTGAGCCGGACAAACAGCAGATTCGCGAATGGGGCACGTGGGTGGAGGGATCAATCAATGCCTTCCTCGCCAGCGGTGGGAAGGTCTATGCCACCCAGGCAGCGCTTTATGCAGACCTTTCGCAAACGGCCAATACCATGGCATGGGTCATTAGCGATCCGACAGCTGCCTATAACGGCATCTACCGAAAGAACGGGGCTGCCAATTCGGGTTCGTGGACACGACTTGGGGACCTTCCTTATTCCTTCATCGTCGCAACAGATGTCGGAGCAGGCACACCGAACGCTATTCAGGCAACGACCAGCATCCCGGTTAGCCAATCTGCATTGATCATCCTCGGGGTCTTCGAGACGAATAGCGGGACGCCCGTCACGGTCTCCTTCAATGGCGGCTCCCCTCTGACGGTCAAGACCAACTCCGGCAATGACGTCGTGACTGGCGGTCTGATCGCCGGGATGCAACTGCTCGGGGTCATTGCAGGATCGACTTTCCGCATGGTCAGCGACCAGGTGTCGTCGGCGATCGTCGCCGCCGCTGAGGATGCTGCGGATCGCGCCGAGGCGGCGGCTGCTGAGGCGGCCGACTGGGCAGATCTCGCCAAAAACAATTATGTCCAGAACAGCTTCACCGGCGATGGTACAACTACAGACTTCCTGCTTTCCATCGACCCGGGCAGCGCCAACAACATGTTCGTCAACGTCGGCGGCGTCTCACAGCCGATTTCGGCTTACACGCTGGAGCATTCGGGCGGCAACGCCTATCTGCGGATACCGTCGCCACCAGTTCCCACGGGGGTAGAGGTCGATGTCCGCTTCGGCAATAAGATCACAGTGGGCGCACCAAGCGACGGCTCTATTACCACGGCCAAGCTTGGGGGCGATGCAGTCACCGCCGCCAAGATGTCTGCGGCGGATGCAGCCAACATTCGCACGAAGATTGGAGCAGCGGCCAGCGGCGCTGCGATAACAAACGCTCAGATGCCAACGGGCGCCGTCGTCGACAGCGTCAGTGCCTCGTATGCGGCCAATGCCACTCTGACGGCGGTTATTCCGAGAGACGACACGGCACCTCAAATTACTGAGGGAACGGAAATTCTCACACTCACCATCACACCTAAATCGGTGACCAACAAACTCCGTTGTCGATTTAGAGGGCAGGTTTCGCGCAGCGCGGCCGGCACTGTGATAGCTGCAATATTTGCCACTGGAACAAGCATCAATGGAACGGCTGCGGACGCCAGAAATGCTGTCGGCGTTACCGTAGTGTCGGCAGATCAGGCGTTTATGTCGAGTGTCGAAGTCGATTTCGTGCCGGGGATAACGACCGCAGTGACAATCTCTGTTCGTGTCGGACCGGATGCTGTGGCGGGGACCGCTCGTCTAAACGGCTCTACTGCTGGCCGCCTTTTGGGCGGCGTGTCTGCTGCAACCCTCGTCGTTGAAGAAATAAAGGCATAAACCATGGTTCAGAAGATTCCGCCGTCAATGACGCAGAGCGGCTTGCCTCCGCAATATCTTGTGGGGTTCGAAACGTCACGTGATCCGACCGTTCCCACGAAACGCATCGTTGTTGCGCCGGGATCGTGTCGATCGCAACTCGACGACGCCGACATAAAGTTGACGGCGGGTATGATGAAGCGCCTCGACCAGAATTGGGCGGCCGGCAGCGGCAATGGCGCACTTGATCAAGGTGCGCTAGCGGCCAGCACTTGGTACCACCTTCACGTGATGCGGAATCCGACGACCGGCTCTGTCGATGTTCTCGCTTCCGGGTCACTCACGAACCCGGCTTATCCGGCAGGGTGGGAGGCCGCTCCCAGTCGGCGGGTGTGGAGTGTTCTCACCGATAGCTCCGCCAACATCATCCCATACACACAGACAGAAGACTGGTGTGCGTGGGGTGTAATGGAAAATCAGTACAGCGGCAATCTTGGTGCATCTTCCACCGTCATCACGATGAAATCACCGATCGGCTTCAAATGCGAAGTTCAGGCGCTAATCCTCGTCAACACGGGCGGTGGAGAAATTGGCCTTATGGACCCCGATGGCGGAGATCCCAGCATGGGTCGGTTTTACACGATGGGGGTCAAGCCAGCAGCGGATACCTTGGGATATCGCGGCATCGTCATGACCGACGTCAACGGCCGCGTCGTCGGATATGCGGCGAGCAACATGAATAGCTCGGTCCAAACGGTTGGTTATTGGGATCGGAGAAGCAAGCGATGAGCAAGGAAATTCGCATCGCCACCTGCGGCACCAGCCTGACCTATCAAGGAGACTACTTCAACCTTTGGCAGCGCCAGGTCGAGCGCGGATTGCGCGAGGGGAAGCAGTCGATCGCGCGCATCTATAATTTTGGAGAAAACGGAGCAGACAGCGCAATTGGGCTCACGTTCCTTTATCGTGCCCTGCAAACACGGCCTGAGATCGTAGTCCTGGAATACAACATGAACGATGCGTATATCGCGCGCAGCATTTCGGTGGCTCAGGCGCAGGCAAACCACTTAAACATGATTTCACAGCTTCGGGCCAATGACCCGAACGTGAAAATCTGCTTGATGATCATGAACGCGCCGGTGGCCGGAGGCCTGTACCCGGTATCGGACCGCGTGAATTGGGCCGCATACGCTCAGAATTATCGAGACATCTGCGCCGCTGACAGCCAACTCACGCTTATCGATTTGGCGCCTGGCTGGGTGGGAGCAACAACGACCGACATCCCCGACGGCGTCCATCCGACAAAAACTGCTGTTTCTACTCGCTCCGTCCCCACAATGATTTCATCGTTACGGCCTCTAATTAGCTAGGGCGCATTCCTCCGCCTTCCCTTCGATTGAATTCCACGCCCAAAAAGCCTGAGGGCGATCGTCGTATTTGCGCAAAACCGAAATCGAAATCTCCCGCTCCGGCCGGCGGCGCAGCGCAAAACCGTGCTCGGTCGATCCCCGACGAACCCAATCAACCAAGGAGAATGAACCATGGCAATTTCTGGTGCTCATGTGCAATGTGGCTACGTCAAGGATGTCCGGGGAGCCAAGCTGTTCTTTCCGCTGTGGTCGGAGACGATCTCGCTTGGGCAGAGCACGACGCAGGTCGCGCCGACGCTTTCCGCTCCCGAGGACGCAGCGTCGCTGGTGTTCCGCGTCCGGGCGCCGGCGAACAGCGAAATGTTTGCCGTGGCCGGGGCGAGCCCCGATGCGAACCAGGCGGTTGGTTTGGCGCAGAACACGGCGCGGTCGCATTTCATCGCGAGCGATGAAAAGGATATTCCGGCCCAGGCCGGCTGGAAGTGCAATGTCGTGAGTGCCTGATCATGGCGGGTATAGCGACGAGGATTGCGAATATTCGTGGGCTGGCGAAGACGGTGGACAAGACCGTCGACCGGCGGCCGGGCTTCACGCTGCTGACCGTGAAGGAAGGAAGTTCGCATTCGCCCTGGGTGGCCGATCCGAACCGTTACATGCCGGCGGCAACCCGGGTGCAGTGGCCGGGCGGCTTCACGCAGACTTATGCGGCGGGCCTCAACTATCAGGCTTCGGAAGTCTATTTCGGCTCGCCCGACTATCCCACCAACAGCTTTCTCATTCCCTTCGTCGGCTTCGGCGTGACCCAGGGCGGTAACGCGCCGCAGGAAACCGTCAATCCGAATGCCGACATGCTAATCGACGAAGTCTTCTTCCTGCATCCCGACGGCAGCGAATATGCCGTGCTGTTCGGGGGCGCTGCGGCAGCGGCGGCGCCGGCCGCGACGGGCATCGTCTGGGGGCAGGTGAACCTGCCGGCCGATCTTCCGCGGCGCTCCCTTTTCGGCATCCGCACCATCTGGCACGGCACGGTCGGCAACACCTATATCGGCGGCTACCGCGTTCAGCGTCATCGCGGCGAGAAATATTGGGCGGCGGGCGACCTGCCATCCGTGCGGGCGCTGGCGGCTGCCGATGCGCCGAGCACGCCGGACCGGGACCCCGACGGTTTCTACAATACGGTCGGCAATGTCAGCAACTCGCAGCCGCTGGCCTATGGCCCGGCGCTGATCTTCGCCAAGGGATGGGATGGACGGCCGGTGCCGCTGGTGCTTTCCGACAGCCTCGTCGAGCGCCAGGAGATCGCCGCATCGGCGGATGCGCGCGGCAATATGGGCGTCTGGCGCCGTTGGCTCGACGTGCCCGATCCGGTCTGGGGCGAAACCATGCCGCTGATCATGGGCGTGCCGGGCGCGAAATCGCAGCTGGAGCTGACAGGCTCGGGCAGCACGATCGCCACACTGCGCTGGGGTCTGATCGACGTCGTCAAGAACACCTATAATGGCGGCCTCAATCCCTGGACCTTCGTCTTCGACCAGTCGGGACGCAACGACAACAACGCCACGGCAAGCACCTGGGCGAATTTCAAGTTCGGCCTCATCGACCGCGTTAAGGCGCGCTACGGCGCCGGCACCCATGTGGTCGGCGTAACGCTGATGCCAACCTTCACCTCGTCCGACGCCGGCCGCACCGTGGCGGGATACTCGGTTTCGACCTTGTGGAACCCGTTGAGCGGCACGTTGAAGGCAGTCAATGACCTGATCAAGGCCTCCTCGCGCTATGCCAACGTGATTGACATCTTGCCCGCCTTCATGTCCGACGCCGACCCGTCGAAGGGGCCGGCGGCCGAGCTTTTCCCTCTCGGCAACGTTGTCGGACACCCGGGCAATCAGGATGGCGTGACCACTTGGGACACGATGAGGCTGCCTGCATCTGTGCCTCTGGGCTCCCGCATCATGTTCGAATACCAGCCGGGCCTCTGGACAAGCCGGACGCTCACCGGCCGGGTGGATAACGGTGATGGGACGGCGAACTACAAGGTTCAGGAGATCTTCGCCACCAGTGTCCAGGACAATGCGACGCTGCTGGGCCACGGCATGAATTCGGACTTCGTTCACCCAGCCTTGCACGGGATCCTGCGGACGGTGAGTGGCATCCCGCAGTCGGAGAAGTCGACGTTCTACCCTGCCGCCTGAGGCGGTGTTTTCACACCCAAAAACGGAGAAATCCCATGTCATACCGACTTCCGCTGGACTGGCTCCAGTCGGTGAAGATGAGCCGCGTCATTCTGCATTGGTCGGCCGGCGCCTGGAAGGCGTCGGATCTCGACAAGGAGCATTATCACTTCATCATCGAGAACGCCGGCAACGTGGTGCGCGGCGATCATTCGATCGCCGACAACGTCAATACCGGCGACGACGACTATGCAGCACACACGCGCGGCTGCAACACCGGCTCGATCGGCGTTTCCATGGCTTGCATGGCGGGCGCGACTGAAAGCCCTTTTAATGCCGGCCGGTTTCCGATGACGGAAACGCAGTGGAACCGGGCGATGGAGGTGATCTCGCACCTGGCGAGCTACTATCACATCCCGGTCACCGACAAGACCATCCTCAGCCACGCTGAGGTGCAAAAGAATCTCGGCATCCAGCAGGCCGGGAAGTGGGATGTGACGCGGCTGCCCTTCGATCTCTCCGTGGTCGGCGCCAGGGCCTGCGGTGACAGGATGCGCGCCCAAGTGCAGGCGCTGCTCTGATGGGCCGCAAGGCCGATGCGAAGCCGAGCGGCGAGCCGGGCTGGCAGTGGCGGAAGGCGGTGATCTTCCCGAACATCATGCTATCGTTCTGGTTCATCTATGTGCTGATCGGCGCCCAAGACACGCGCGTCAACGAAACCATCGCATGGGGCCTGATCGTCAACATCATCGCTTCGGTGTTTTTCTATACCGGCTTCGCCACGGCGCAGGACATCGCGGCAATTTTCGCGACCAGGACAGGCTTGCCCTATGCCACGCCGCCAATAGCGATCGACGGCGAGGCGACGCAGGATCAATCGGTGAAGGATGAAGTCGGATGATCGGTCTTTCCAAGCCCGTCGCGATCGGCCTTGCGGCGCTAGCGCTCGTACTCGTCATTTCGGGGCTGATCTATGGTTCCATCCGCGAGATCCGCTCCATGGTCACCGAGGCGGCCGAAAACGCCAAGGCCCTGTCCGACCAGACATGGACGGCAAAGCTCGAAAAGGCCAATGCCGAGGTAAATAAAAAAATTGCCGACCAGGCGAAGGCGGTGATCCAGATTCAGGCGGACGCGGCCGACCGCGTCTACGCAGCATCGCAACAGCTCGAGGAATTGAGGAAACGAAATGCGGCTCTCCCTGACGGTGATGCTATCGGCCTTTCTCGCGATCGCGTCCGGATGCTCCCTGACTGATGCCAAGCCGGAGCCAATCGTCATCACCAAAACGGCTCCGGTGGTACTGCCACCCGATTGCCGAAAGGTGACGCCGGCGCTCTCGCCGAAACCGGATCGGGACATGACGCAAGAGGAAATATTCGACAACTGGTCCGCCGACCGGGCGGCGAGGAACATAGGCGAGTATCGCCGCGCGGCCTGTGTGGCGGCTGTCGACGCGGCGCAGTAGCTGTTTCGGTTGTCGTTCCTAACCGCCGATCAAAGTTATCTGACCCTATAGGATGAGTGCGATCTCGTGATCCCGTGCATCGACTTGCCGAAGCCATGTCTCTCCATAAAGCCCCGGACCATCTCTACCGGCGTGTTATTGCCTGGGCCGATGATGACCTCAGCAATTAGCCCCGGCAGGTTGTCCTCATTCATTGATATATCCTGGTAGGCAGACAGGTTGGTGCTCTTTGCAAGGTAGTCGCAGCGCTCATATCCGACTTCGTGGATGATGCGCCATTCGCGCTCTTCCGCGAATGCGGGGTGCTTGAAGGCAAAGGCAAAGTTTTTTGTGATCTCATCTATAAAATCGGTGAGCTCATGCTGAAGCTGTTTTGCTACAGCGCGCCGGATGAATTCCTCCTGCTCGTCCTCATCGTAGATCACCTTGATCGCTTGTCCGCCCAGCAGGCAAAGCTCCATAAGCCTACGCCCGTTAAAGCCGATGCAAAATCCGCGTCCATCGTCGGCATAGCCTCGCCACTGGCTGAGCAGATCGCCAACCTCGGTCAAGCAGAGGCCGAGGGTTGCCGCTCTGGCGTTGTAGGACTTTTGCGTGAAGTACCAACCAGGGACTTGCGGCGTCTGGTTGCGGATCGCTTCGAGGAGCTTACTGTCATACCATTCGCCTTCCATGCTGTCGTTTGAAGAGCGCAACGCAGACAGACGAATGGTTTTCCGGGAAATGATTGCGTGGAACGTCGCGGCCGAGCAGTAGTGATAGAGTATTTCCGGGTCATTGTTGTACTGCGGAAGTTTCACCAAAGCGGCATTCAAATCAGCGATCATAGGTTTTCCATCTCCCGGTCTTGGCGCCGCGAACATGCGCACGGGGAATGAGATAAGCATCGCTATGGGGCAGGGTTTCAACTCTAAAAAGCAGTGGGTCGACCAAAATTTGGTCCAGTCATGCCCAGTTTGATCAGGCAGTAGGCTAAGAAAATGGTAGGTATTCCAGCTGAGCTGGCGAAATGGATGCTGCAGAACGGCGGCGTCTTCGCCGCCACCACCCTCATTTTTCTTGGCCTCTATCTGTACGAGCGGTACGGCCGAGCCCAGGACCGCAAGGCTTATGACGCCGCGCTGGAGAAGGCGCAGACCGAGCACATCGCGACGCTGAAGCTCGTGACGCCGCTGGCGCAAAAATTCACCGACACGATGGACGTGATCCTGCCGCTTGCCATGGCGCAAATCAACGGCAGGAGGAGGGGCGAATGAAGCTGCCTACCTGGATCAAGCGGCCGCGGCAGGCCCTGAGCGGGAACATCGACCCTGCGATCGAGCGGGAGAAGCTGGACCTTCAGCAGGAGCTTGCCCAGACAATCATAACGTTCGGCCGCCGGCGCGATCGCGTCCATCAACTGGCGGTCGTCACATTGAATGGCATGAGAGAAGGAAAGAAGCGATGAAGCGGCTGAAATCGAGCATCGCAGCATGGTCTGCAGTCGGCGCAGCCTCGGCCTATTGGCTATTCGACTTCTTCCTCTCGCATGATCAGATGGTCGAAATCTCTTCCGACCTCGTGCTTGGCGCCACGACTGCCGGCCTTATCCGTTATACCCGGGACGCCGGCCGATCTTTGAGGGATGGCCGGGAAGGCCCGGATTTTCTCATTGTCGCGATCTGGTCGACGCTGGCGATCCTGTGGACGCACCGGATCTATGCCATCACCCTCGACGCTTACGACAGGCCGCAGGCTCTTGTGGAATCGCCGGTCGGCTCGTTCATTGTCTGGATGCTGGCCTGGGCCTGTCTCATGTTCCTGATTGCCCCAGATGCCGAGAACGGTCACATTCCAGCCAAGAGCCGGTTCCTTATCGGGATTGCCTTTTTCATTGCCGGGCTCGTGTCCGGTGTGACGATCGCGATCTCGTTGACGCCATGATCACGGCCACTTCAGCGGCCGGTTGATCTGGAACGCCTCCGGGAAGTGCTCAGCGCACCACCAGCGCACCGGCACCAGCTTTGACGGGCTGTTGCCGAGGCTTCCCCATTTTACGCAGCCTTCGACCTCGCAATAGTGGACGTATAGTTCCGGCGCGCTCGCCGGCGCCGGCCTGTCCGTGTCGCTCATTTCGTTTCCTTCTCGGCTACGTGATACCCAAAGCTCAGTTTCCCCGCCTTCGCTCCGCAGGATGCGCATTTCAGGCGCTTCTCGACGTCCTGGACAAGGGCGTGGCGGAGGGAGGCCGGCAGGCTCTGCGTGAAAAACTCACGCCGCTGACCGCAGGCGGTGCATTCCGCCATGACGGTCACGTGCGCCGGCGTGACGTTCATATATCCCGGCGACCAGTCCATGGCCTGAAACCTCCCCGTCATGGCGTGCTCCTTCGCATCGTCATGATGCGGGGCTGAGGCTTCGGCAGATAGGCGATGGCGATCCTGCGACTGCCGCAGACCGGGCAGCGCATGCGCTCAGACAGCCTTGCGAGCGGAAAATCGCGCCCCCGCGTCGCCACCAGGGTGACAAGGTCGATCGAGTGCCGCCAGTTGCGTTCGCGAACGCTCTTCAAACCCTCGCGCCTTCCCCAGGCGCAGCGCGCACTGATATCCCATCCTGCATCCATTGCCTCGCCGATCGTTTCGGCCAT